CGACATTGTTGTCTCTAACGTGCTCCTTGAGTCGTGCTATTGTTGACTGATTTGGGCCCATGTACCTGATACCGTAATCATCATCGAGCCTCTGCCTTGTCAACGTATCGTCGAAATCGAATGTAACAACCATGAGTGTCTCCTAATGTATTCATACTGATAAGTATCACTTTGAATCCTTGGATTGAAGCACTCGAGGGTAGTCACTAAAAACAGTTTCAATCTTACCAAAGCTCCACAAAACACCTCAGAGCTTTGCAACCAAGTCCTTCTTCTTGCGCTTGACCTTGAGCGAGCCGTTTTCAAGAATCTCCACTGTCTTCGGCGTAGTACTAATAACGATACCTTCGATAATGTTGTTACCATCATCGATCCACATCACCAGGTCGTTCTCCTCAAGCGTTGCCTCGTTGATTGTGTGCTTGTCTGTGGCGTGTCTAAGGACATCCTCCTTCACAACGATGCATTGCCTGGTGGGTACGATCCACCGTGAATAATCGTGAGTTCCTGGCAGCCCGTATGTCAGACGATACGTTGATTCCACTACAGTCTTATCCTCATCGATGTGCAAGACCCTTGCAAGCGAAGGACGCTTATCACCGGACATGACCTGAGGCCGCACAACAAAAACGTAGTCACCCTTCTTCATGATTCACCCCTACTCAAAATCGATGTTAACATCGATGGTGATGTTAAGTTTTGGAACCCTAAGCTGGTTCGCAAGATTGTGCTTCTTACACTCGGTGGCGTCCAGGAACCAGTCTGCATGTTTCTTCTTGTCAACGAGCTTGATGAAGTAGTCGTCTTTCTTCCCACAGTTTTGAGCCATCATCTTGTAGACAACCTTGTTCAGGCGCTCCGTTTCGGCAGCGCTGGCCTTCACTTCCTCGACCTTCCCGAGCTGACCCGATGACACGTCGTGAATCATCACCGTCGCGTTCGGATCCATGAAACGCATTCCCTCTTCACCGAAAGAGAACAGGATCGCACCACACGACATCGCCTTGCCCTCAACGATCGTTGCGATCGGAATCTCGGCGTGCTTGATCGCACTGATCATTGCCATCAACGAATACACTTCACCACCGTAAGAGTCGATGACAATGGGAATCACCTTCTGGCCGGTGTTGTGAGCCATGGCGATGGAGGTCTGGAATTCTTTCACAGACTTCTCATCGAACTTGTTGACGCGTACGATGACGGGATTCTTCCTGAGTTCGACCTCTTTGAGCAGACCGGATATCGAAGTTGTCCACTTCATTTATTCTCCTACTTCCAACAGATTTCTGAGCAGCACAGGTTCCCCTTCTTGGTTACGAACTTCGGGGCACCACAGTGACAACGCTCGGGACGAGAGGCCTTCCGCCAAACGTCCCGCATCCGACCGTACATGCGATCGGTGATGTCACCAACGTTACCGACCCGGTGGACACGGCGATTCTTCACCAGCCCTCGGGTGGCACCATCGCGCGTGTTGTAAATGGCAGCGACCCGGATGGAATCCTTGCCGCAACCCCGTACCTTGTCATTCACGATGGTGGTGTAAATGCGCACCTCGGTGCTCTCGTTGACGGGACGAGTAAACACCCGCTCAGACCCAGCGTACTTCGCGTCCTTATCGTAACGCTTGAGCTCCGAAAAACCGCAATCTTCAAGCTTCGTGAGAAGTGAAGCAGCAAGCGCAGTGCGCATGCCGGGGATAGTGGGATCGTAGTCCATCAGGCTATTTCCTCCTTACAGATCTATAATACCACATATCCCGGCATTTTGCACTCAATTAATTGTTATCTGCTGGCACCTTGATCTTATCAACATCGGCACCTTCGGTGTCCTCTGCATGCTTCGCTGCCGCGTTAACCTGGTTCATAATGTCCTTGTTGTGGGTGATCTCGTCAGAGTTACTGTTCTCTGCGTTCTTCACCTCCAACGAGGTGCTAGCCTTGTTCTTCTCGTTGGGGGTGGCAGTCACATCCTCAATCGTGTCCTCAGTCGTTTCAATTGCAGTGCTCGAAGGCCATACCAGAAAAACAGTAATTGCTACAACTAGAATCCCTGTACCAATAATACCCTTTGCATATTTGTTATCAAACATAACGTTCAACTCCTTTTTCTTGTGAACCTCATAATATATTGTCGGAATATACTTTGTTCATAAATTTAAGCAAATATTTATAGATCTAACCACGGAGGAGGGGAAGTGGGTTTAGCATTAAAATTCTTAAAGCATTATGGCAGTGTGTTCCTAGGTGTTATTGTCGGGGCAATCGTCGCCACGATGACAACGATGGTGATTTACGGTGACTTACCAGGTCACGAGGTTGAAGCGTTGCAGAAGTGCCTCGCCGAGTATGCCACCTCGCATCGCTAACTCTTCTTTCTGGCTCTTGCTGTGTTGCTTAACGAAATACTCCGCCTTGTGCGCGGTGCTCTTGTCTGTGCCTGAAGACTGCCAAACGAGTTCGACCGGCAGTCGGGAACGCGTGTACTTGGCTCCCTTGCCGGTTGAGTGTTTTTCTACTCTCTTCTGCAGGTCATTGGTGACGCCGCAGTAGAGACTGTTGTCGGAGCAGCGGAGGAGGTAGACGAACCAGGTCAATCCCGATGATCACATATTTTCAGCGATGGTTGCCACTTCAACATAAAAGTTATATAACTCTTCAGCTGCGCCATATTCAATCGACCTAAGAGCGTCAGCTGCGTCGTACGCAGCAAGAAAGTTTGCTGGGCCGACCTGCTGCAGGACCGGTTCCATCGGTTCGCCTTCATATCCAGCCATTTCGACTTCTTTAATCGCCTTTTGCTGTGCAGGTGTCAAACTACTAAATGCATCGTTGAGATACTCAACCTCCGGATACTCTTCCGGGTCTAGATCCATAATTTGACCAATGCTGCCATACTCGAGGTACGGACTTTCATTTAGTCTACGTCTACCCCGACCCCACCGACGGTGGTTGGATCTGCGGCGCCTAGAGGGTCGAGTTCTTTTCATCTCTTCTTTGATGATTCTTCTAAGCTGTCGTCTTGTAATTCTCATGACGTCTATCTCCTAACGTGTTTATAAATATACTGATTCTATTAATAAAACTGGGCAATGTCATACCCACCTGTTTTTGGCTCCGTTACCGGTCGAGTGTTATGCGTAGTCTCCATTAATCAACTTATCGGTGAATTCCTGCATCGTCTGCAACGCCATCTTTCGGACCCTTACAGTTAGCTCCACTTCCATGTCCATCGATGCGGATTCGACCTGTTCTTCCCAAAACGCTTTTGCCTCAGCGGTGGGTGTGTCATCGGGTGCCATGGACGGATCACCTATGTTGAATGCTTTCTTCTCCTGGTCCCTCCATTCATCGACTAGCGTCCCAACATTTGTCCAATCTACTCGAGGCCAGTGATGTGTGTTACTGTCAACAACAGGTTCAGTTGCTTCCCTGATAATTTTTCTTAACTGTCGTCTTGTAATTTTCATTTTAATATCCCTCAACATCAATAGTTAACACGCCATCTTTCGAAAGTTTTGCAGTGAGTGTCTCTCCCCTGTCGATGATGTCAACCCCGGTTCCCCAATCCTGGATAGGGTCCATATCATGGTATGACAATACGCCCTCGACTGCTTGTAGAAGATTGGAGCCCAATACAACGTTGAAGTTCTTACCCTTCAATATCTCCAGCCCAGGCACCTGCATATCGGTATGTGCTTCCTTGATGATCCTTCTGAGTTGGCGCTTTGTGATCTTCATCTTAAATCTCCCACCGAACGATTGATATCATATATATCACGATAAATCACTTCAGCGTCTTCCAACGCCTCCAACGCATTCAGTAGGAGGTCCTTGATCCTACCACTGGCTTCCACATCAAGTTCTTTATAGGTGCCCATTTCAACAAATCCGGTCATGGCATTTATTTCCTGTATCCAACGTCGTAAGGAATAAGCCACGTGACCAGATTGTTGATACACCTTCTCTTCCTTGATGATTCTTCTGAGCTGGCGCTTTGTGATTCTCACATTAATCTCACTGAATATCAACAGTCAACACACCGTCTTTCGAAAGCGTTAGGGTCACCGTCTCTCCCATTTGGGTGTCGGCCACCTCGAGCTCTTCTCCGGCACTCCACTCATCATCGGGTTGTTCAGCCATGAAAGTTTGCATGCCCTCGATCGCAGTCATCAGGTTCGCCCCCAATACAACATTAAAATCACTGGTTCCTGGTTTGTGCCCTTTCCACATACGAACAGCCCCAGGTATCTTATATGCCCCCGTTGCTTCCTTGATGATCCTTCTAAGCTGTCGTCTTGTGATTCTCATCATCATTCCCTGCTGCCAGTCTTCTGGTAATTCTCGGCGGCGTGCCATCCTTCCATATAATCCGGATTATCCGGCATCAAAGGCTCAGGCACGAACTGTTCTCCTGCAAGCCAATCATCAAAACCACTATCGTAATCATTCTTGATAGGATCAGCCCAGAAATGCACTAATTCGCCATCAGGTCCAGTATAATACTCGGCTTGTTTCGCCACATCATCACGCGGATCGGGGCCCATTTCTTTAAGAAGCTTTCGCTTCTCTTCCTTGATGATTCTCCTAAGCTGTCTCTTTGTAATTTTCATTAGTATTTCTCCGTTAAGTTTTCTATGCCTGAGTTGATATCACCACGGACCATACGTTTCTTCGTAGATCTTCTTATAAGCGAATTCCAGCGCGCTTTGAATGAAAGCCGCTTCCTTGTCGTCGTCGACCTCGAACTCGTCTTCCCACGCCGCCTGTTGACGAGACAAAAACTCTTTCATGAACTTGCGCCCCTCTGCACGACGGGCACTGTCAGCATCACGTTCCCACTCTTGGGACATGTTGGGGTGCCAACCAGGTCTATCCATGTCAGGTGGTGGATCGATCGTGTCCCGCCACGCTCCGCGAATCATCTCCCTCAGCTGTCTCTTTGTGAGCTTCATCAACCTTTTCCCTGTCCACGGTATTTCTTCTTATGTCCCTCTGCCCAGGCATTATCGGAACCCAAGCTCTTGTACTTCGTATTCCCACCTTGGCCGACCGAAGTCTTCTCCGAGTTGCCCTTGGGCGCCCAATGAGTTCCAATTGCTTTGGCCATTATGCCTCCGTCTATTAAATACTACTCTCTAACCGCATCCGCCGTCTCTTTACCCTACGTTGTGATCGACCTCGTTGAGCTTGGCGAGCTCACGGATTAACTTTCTTAACTGTGCTGATCTAATTTTCATTTTATCCCTCTTTTTTTCTCTTCGGTAAGTACATGCTGCACGAACCTGCGAAGTCTCTGTTCAAACTTGAGATCGATCCTTACTTTGCTTCCGTCGATTCGTAGGCCTGGAATTGTCATTTTGCCGGGAGGAATGTCTTTTACCGCTTCTTGATCACGCGAGGCTCTTTTTAATCTGGCGATAATGGCAGCCTGTAATGCGCGACCTAAATAGGGCGTACTGAGCTTCTTCATATCGCGCCTGGATATCTTTCCGCCCCCTGCTTGCGCGGCATTTATTACTTGCTCGAGATCATAATCGCCCGGTTCTCTTCTGGTTTTTTTGACGCCTCTTTTGATCTTAATCGCGTCAGCAGACGTTATAACGTAGGTCTCGCCCAGGGCGCCCGCCTTTTGGTGCTCGAACAATACGTAAGCATCATATGCCGAAGACGGAGCCGACGCAGTGGGCCACGATTGAAACTTATCCTGTGTGTACTTTACTTCGAGTCGTACCACTTCGATCTGCGGGTTAGGTTTGCCATCTTCGCTTGTGCCTCCCGTGCCCTTAAGAAGTAGGACGTCCGGAATGGATCCTGCTGCGTTATTCTTTGCGATCTCTTCTTGGGCAGAAGTAAGCCCTGCCTGCTTAATAGCTTTGTGAGATGCATGAACTGCCCTAACAGCTGGGAAGTCTGGAGCGCCTTCAAACAACCCATCAAACATCGTTGCTAACTTATGTTCGGCGTCGATCGAAGACGACGCGTCGTTCGCAATTATGTCGAGATTGCGCTTAAGCTTTGCGGCGTCTATACCTGTTACGGCACTCAACCACTCCAGTCCGCGAGGAGAAAAGTCCTGTATGTTATCTCGTATGGTGCTCATGCCCTTAAATATCCTTCACGGTAGCCAAACGCCATGCGCTTTAGTTTTCGTCCAGTATCGCGCCCGTCTCGTGATCCACGCGGATCCCACGAGTGTCGGGGTGTATGGCGCCCAACTCTTCCACGTCGTCGTCGTAGTGAACCGCCGACCCGAGGTGTTTGAGGACTCCCGCCTTTAGCATGCCGTTCGTAAAAAAAACGTCCTCGACGTAATGAACGAGTCCCTGTTCGTTCAGGAAATCCCGAACCGAGTGCGAGAGGATCCTTCCGTACTCATCGAGCTCCGGGCGGTTATCCTCGAGGTGCTCGCTACGCGAGGTGACAACGTAAACGACGTCCCTATTTTTCGCGTGGCGCTTAAGTCGATCGATGGCGAGATTGTTCGGCCCCATGTACCTGATACCGTAATCTTCGTCTAGACGTTGTCTCGTAAGCGTGTCGTCGAAATCGAATGTGATAATCATCGTTATCTCCCGGCGCGTTGGTTTCTTTATAAGTATCTTTCGCGGGCATTCACTCGACGGATTTGACAACTTCCAAGAGGTAAGCGTTGATCGATTGAACGTTCCCGGTACCCCAAAGAACGAAGACCCTTTGCTCCTGCGGTAGGTACGAATGATCTCGATACATCTCTGTCTTCACGACTATCCCAAGTTCGTTGTCGACGTTCGGATTTCGTTCGACGACGTCGCCAACCTTGATGTAGAATTCGGCCGATATGGACATTTTCCCTCAACACATTACGCTGATAAGCGCTTCCTCTTATTACTAATTGCGCCCGTACAAAGCGCTTATCGACGAAAACGAGGGGGGAATAAACCTATGCCAAAAAGCTATATTACTCATATCTTGACAACTAGCCCCTTCTTTTTCCTCATCACTTTAATTGTACCATGCTCTAAAATTTCCACCGTCTTCGGCGTTTCATTAACGACGACTCCTTCCGCCACCATTCCCTCTTTATCGACCCACATTACCAGATCGTTAGATCGAAGCTGCGTTTCTTTGGGCTCGGCTTTTGCGGCCCCACGCAACGTGCTCGCTTCTACCGGTACGCAACATCCCACCGGCACAACCCAACGGGAGTGATCCGGTAGGTGTGGGTGAACCATTCTGTACGTCGATTCGACGAGCGCCTTGCCTCCTATTTCGTCAACGTGAATTATCTTTGCAAGCGACGGTCGTTTGTCTCCGGACATGACAGCCGGCTTTACGACGAAAACGTAATCTCCCTTTTTCACACGAACCCCCTATTCGAAATCAATTTTGACGTCGATGGTAATATGAAGCTTTGGAACCCTGAGGTGGTTCGCCAATCCGTGCCTCTTACACTCCTCCGCATCGAGGAACCAGTCTGCGTGGTTCTTCTTGTCGACAAACTTAAGAAAGTAGTCGTCTTTCTTACCGCAGTTTCTCGCCATCATCTTATACACGATCTTGTTTAGTCTCTCGGTCTCCGCGACGCTGGCCTTCAGCTCTTCGACCTTGCCAAGTTGCCCCGAAGAAACGTCGTGAATCATTACCGTGGCGTTGGGATCCATGAAGCGCATTCCTTCTTCGCCGAAAGAAAAAAGTATCGCGCCACACGACATCGCCTTTCCTTCAATGATCGTTGCGACGGGAAGCTCCGCATGCTTGATGGCGCTAATCATGGCCATCAACGAATACACTTCGCCGCCGTAAGAATCGATCACGACGGGGATCACATCCTGGCCAGTGTTGTGCGCTTCCGCAAGGGCGTTGTGAAATTCCTTCGACGACTTTTCGTCGAACTTGTTCACCCTAACAACGATCGGATTTTTTCGTAGCTCGACTTCCTTAAGCAAACCAGATATTTCGGTTGTCCACTTCACGATCACCTCGTGGTCTTGGTGTTTATAGCGCGCACATATTGAGCTTGTGTTTGGACCCAGACGCGTAAAAGGGCGTCGGGCTCTACTGGCGGTTCTCCGCAGCGAATTTCGATCACGTCTCCTACTTCCAGCAAATTTCTGCGCAACAGAGATTTCCCTTCTTTGTTACGAACTTCGGTGCTCCACAGCGACAGCGCTCCGGGCGCGCGGCGTTCTTCCACACGGCCCGCATCCGTCCAACCATGCGCTCGGTGATTGCGTCGACGTTCCCCATCCGGTGAACCCGACGGTTCTTGACGAGACCCCGCGTTTTCCCGTCCTTTGTTGTGTAGACGGCGGCAACGCGAATGGAGTCCTTACCAACGTTGCGAACCTTCCCGTCCACGATCGTGGTGTAAACGCGAACGTCGGTTCTATCGTTGACCGGACGTGCAAACACGCGCTCCATGCCGCAGTACTTGGCGTTGCGATCGGGCTTCTCCACCTCCGCAAACCCACACTCGTCAAGCCTCATCAGAAGCGAGGCGGCGAGCGCGGTGCGCATGCCGGGGATGGTGGGATCATAGTCCATGTGGTAACTCCCTTATAGACTTATAGTACCACAAACCCCCGGCATTTTACACTCAGTTGTCGTCGGCGATAACCTCTACTTCTAGCGCGTCTGCATCTTCAGAGCGCTTGGCTGCCTCGTTGGTCCGGTCGATGATGTCCTGATTCGTCGTCGACGCTGGCGTCTTTTGGTCGTCGTTCAATGGGACCTCATCGTTGAACGACGCTCGAATAGCATCGCCCTCGACGTTGTCAGACGCATTACCATCTGCGACGTTAAGCGTCGCGTCGGTCGTATCGCTAGGCCACGCCAGAAACGCGATGACGGCAGCTGCAACGATGCCCAGACCAATAAAGCTCTTCATATATTTATTCATGATGTTCATATCCTTTTTTTATGCGAACAGAGAAAAAATAACCCAAACGTAAAGTTTGTTTAATTCTCGGTAAAAAAAACTACTTATACCAGGGGTGCCGTATAACAAGGTATCACATAGGGAGTTGTATATGCAGGCATTCATAAAACACTATATTGGTGCGTTACTTGGATTAGTCTTTGGGGCCGTCGTCGCGACGCTAACGACGATGATGATTTACGGAGACTTACCCGGACACGAGGTGGAAGCGTTCCAACAGTGCCTTATCGAGTACGCCTCTACCAGCAAGTAACTCTTCTTTGTCTCGCTTATTGTGTTGCTTAACGAAATACTCCGCCTTGTGCGCGGTGCTCTTATCTGTGCCTGAAGACTGCCAAACGAGTTCGACCGGCAACCGGGAACGCGTGTACTTGGCTCCCTTGCCGGTCGAGTGTTTTTCTACTCTCTTCTGCAGGTCGTTGGTGACGCCACAGTAGAGACTGTTATCGGAACAGCGGAGGAGGTAGACGAACCAGGTCAATCCTACCAGTAAGACTGGGCAATACCATACGACCCAGCGACCCCACCCACGGAGTCGAACCAATCGTTGAGGAAGCCTTCGCCGATACCAGCATCCCCTACCATCGTGACTTGGACCCAGTCTGTCTCGCCGGGCATACCCCACTCTCCCTGGAGGTCCTCAAGCGTGGCGTCTGTATCTTCCCAACTACCGGTCTCTTCGGACACACGCAGACCCTCTCGTCCCGCAGCGCTACTTAAGTCTGCTAGAAGTCGACCTGGAACGACAAGGCCCCACGTAACTTCCCCCGGACCCGCACGTTCCCGCAAGCGACGTCGCCTTCGCGAGGTGGGTCGGCGCCGACGCTTGGTGCGGTTGATCTCTTCCTTGATGATCCTCCTAAGCTGTCGTCTTGTGATTCTCATGATGTCTATCTCCTAACGTGTTTATAAATATACTGATTCTATCAATAAAACTGGGCAATGTCATACCCACCTGTCTTTGGCTCCGTTACCGGTCGAGTGTTATGCGTAGTCTCCGTTAATCAACTTATCGGTGAATTCCTGCATCGTCTGCAACGCTAGCTTTCGGATCCTTACGGTTAGCTCCACTTCCATGTCCATCGATGCGGATTCGACCTGTTCTTCCCAAAACGCTTTTGCCTCAGCGGTGGGTGTGTCATCGGGTGCCATGGACGGATCACCTGTGTCGAATGCTTTCTCCTCCTGGTCCCTCCATTCATCGACTAGCGTCCCAACATTTGTCCAATCCACTCGAGGCCAATGATGAGTGTTGCTGTCAACAGATTCAACCTCTTGCAAGATGATCCTTCTAAGCTGTCGTCTTGTGATTTTCACTATTCCTCTTCAGCCGCATATTGTGCTGCGGCTTGCACCCCTGCAAACATGGCATCAACAAGGTTATAAAGTTCACCCTTAAGCACATCTTCCGGAATATCATATCCCATGTTTTCATCAAGTATCATGATATATTCCTCCAACGCATCGTTGAGACGCTCTTCAGCACCCTGCAACGAACCTTCGCTTAGAAGCTTTCGCTTCTCTTCTTTGATAATTCTTCTAAGCTGTCGTCTGGTGATTCTCATGTTGTCTGTTTCTTATGACCTATAAATACATTGCTCGACTTAATCGTCTCTGGCTATGTGACCCAGGGAGAGGTGCTCGGTGCGGAGTCTTCCACGTCGTCGGCCAACGAGCGAAGTTCGTTCGCCAGCTCGAGGGTGTCGATACCCTGGGTGAGCATTTGATCGATGACGCGGTTGAGGACGAGCCACAGGTTCTCACCAGTCTTGGGATCGCGGAAGCCGTCGGTCTCTCGAAGCTTTTGCTTCTCTTCCTTGACGATTCTTCTGAGTTGGCGCTTTGTAATTCTCACTCTGCGTATTCTCCCGTATACACAATCCAACTCTCCTCATCATAACTTTGTTCAGCGGTCCAGGTCACATCGTCAGGTAAACTAAGCACGTCTGCTTCTTCATTTGACAAATAAATTATCTTCTGCCCTTGGTTGTCGTGCTCGATACCCAGACCGTTTTGATTTGCCCAGGCCTCAGGAGTTATATGGGGGCTCTCTCGAAGCCGACGGCGGCTGGATCTGCGGCGCCTAGAGGTTCGAGTTCTTTTCATCTCTTCTTTGATGATCCTTCTAAGCTGTCGTCTTGTGATTCTCATGCTATTCGTCTCCTAACGTGTTTATAAGTATATTGGTTCTATCGATAAGACTAGGTAATATCATACGACCCAGCAAGTTCGCCTGGTGCGGTTGAGCTCTTCCTTGACGATTCTTCTAAGCTGTCGCTTTGTGATCTTCATGTTCCCAAACTTCCCTTTCTATTTAGCGAGCTCGACACAACAATGCCCGACGGCTCGTGAACTACGTTTCGTCGCTTACGGCCATACCTTGCATCTGCCTCGTCGCTTGCGTTAACTTCTTTAAACTGCCCCTTCAAATCTTCGTATTCACCAATAGCAGAACTCACTTCTTCGAAAGTTGGTACACCATCAAACCATAATTTGTAAGCGCTAGAAGGAAAAATGGAAAACGGTTTGATACGAACCTTGCTGAGGAAGACACCGTAGTTATCATAACTATTGTCTTGATTGTACATCTCATTTCGAAGATCAATTAGTTCGCTATACTTGTCCCCCAAACGACGAAGATATTGAAAGTGAGAACCGTATTGGTCCCTTAGTTCCAGCATTCGATCATAAAGTGCTTGTGGCTCTGGTCCCGTTATAGCTTCCCTGATGATCCTTCTAAGCTGTCGTCTTGTGACCTTCATGGTTACCGCCTCCTACGACTTCGACGTCCTCGCGAATACCGATCGCCACCACCGGAGCCATAGCCACCACGCATCGATCCGGTTCCGAAAATGGTCTCGCCCTCACCGCCGGCTTCTAGGTGACCGTACTGGCCTTCGAGGTGTGGAGCAGGTTCGTTATTACCATCGTCGTCGCTGATCATGAGGTCGCCGTCCCGGTTGCGATAGACATACCGTTCGTACTCGAGTAGAAGCGAAGCCGCTTCCTTGATGACTCTTCTCAATTGTCGGGTTGTGATCTTCACGTTCTCACCCTCTACGCGTGTTGCGCTTTACCTCGCGGATCATCCGACGGAGTTGCTTGTACGTGAGACGGCGGCCTGAACGCCGGCGACTTTCGTGGTGATGATAAGCGACATCGTGTGCATGCTCCTCCTCTTCCCTATCGTCTTCGATATCTTTTTCGAGCGCATCGATGTGCCCTTTGTCATCTTCGATGTTCTTTCTAAGGTGCTCGAGTTCTCTGTCGACCGTGTCTTCGGATATTCTGTGCGCTTCCTCGCGGATGATCCGACGAAGCTGGCGTGGCGTGATTTTCATGGTGAGGTCTCCATTAACGTTAGATGAACCATCAACATTAAATATTACGTACCACCGCGAAAAGCCCGTTTACTTTAGGTAAGCTTGTACACCCAGGATGCAAAACGCTAACAACGTGCAGATTAACGTCTTGGAAGTAAAGAAGGATTCGCCCAACAAATAGTATGTCAAAACCGGGAAAACCAAGAACGTCAACGAAAATCCAATGAAGCGTACACCCCACCAACTACCGAACGCCGCGACCGCGTATGACCACGCGAAGTAGTAACCGAACGCAATGGGAAGCGCGAGCAACCCGCATAGAAGCAGGGATCTTTCTTTCCACCACTCATTTAGAAACTGCGAGTTTAGTTGAAACCACACCAATATATCTGTCACGACGAAAAGAAGGACCGCCATGGCGACGTTCCAATTCACGGTCGTTCCAGTACCTTGAGCTCGTTCAACATGTGAAGCTCAAGCTTACCGTCCGGAAACTGAACTTCGGCCTTCAGCGTTTTCCCAGGCGTGCCGCCAACGTACCACGAAACTGTCTCTGTTTGTACAACTTGCTTAACTGTTCCTACTCTACTCATATTATTCCACACGCAAACTTTATCATTCGGTCTTGGAGTCATCGATCACCTCTCACCATTATACGATTATACGCCGCTTTGTTCTAAACGTTTACTTCGTATCGACGAAGATCCGAACCAAAGCCCTGCTTACGCATCACCGTTACAACTCGTAGCTCGTCGTTACCGGGACGCATGTTCAACACCGCGATGACGTTGAGCGGTGGACCAGACCCGGTCTTACCCACGAATAGAAACTTTTCGCCGTTTGCGAGTTCTCCGTTTGCGAAATCATCGATCGCCAGCCCAAGTCCCGCGTTGACGACGTCTAGGATCGACTGTCCTGTAATGCGAAACCCCCCACCTCCCGTTTTCTTGTGGCGACTTTGACGTTCTTTAGAGTGTTGCGTGGCCTGGACATCGACGCCAGGAATGTCAACCACGATTTTTAGACGAGGTACCGATACGACCTGCTTCTTTTCACGCGTTCTCCCGTAGTACGAACCGAGGGCTTCCTGCACGAACTCCCTCAGGGGTCCCATCTCCAACATATCCAGCGTTCCCGCGGGTACCGGTTCGTCTTGCGTTTGAAGCTTGTCGAAAATCTGGGGTTCTTTTTTCATAATCCACTCGAGGTTTCGAGGTCCCACGGACCCCAGTGTTTGTAGTCTAATAGTTTCTTCCGCACCTCGGGCCACGTGTAACGATGTACGTTTTGTCCACCCACAGGATCGTAACCACCCCCGCCAAAAGTCTCGCGGTTAATTTGTCCCAATGCGTAATAGACAACTTTGGGCATCCTGAGATCTTTACCGTTTGACTTGTCGATCACGGTGTCGCCATCCTCGACCCAAGCGTGACCGTACCGAACACCCTCTAAGGGACCCTGGCCACCCACTTCGCCGTGGACGAGAACGATATCGCAATCGTCGGCACCGAAATTACACTCATCCATCATATACTTGGCGGCAGCTTCGTAACAATCGCCTAACTGTGCGCCCTCTTTAAGCACCGATTCTGTCATTCGCGAACTAAAGAGTTTGATGTATGTGTAAAGCTTAGACCTAAATTTCTTAAGCGTAGGACTAGTCGCAGGTAGTTGTTCGAAATAATGTCGTAACGCATTGGGTAAGTCGGGATCCGATAAATCCACCTCTCCCCGAATTGCATCGAGCGCGCCCTCCTTTCCGTAAACCGCGATCAATTCCTCGGCACCATCGTGAGCGTGTGCGTCGATCTCGATGTGGGAATTCAAATAATCCCTAACGTCGCTCGAGTCTTTAGACGGAATCTGCTTCGGGTCGTTTATCATTTCCTCGAATGCCGCCGTGTCATCGAGTCCCTTATTCAGCGCCTGCTTTTTCATCTGTTGGTAATGCACCAGCTCGTGTCGCACGGTCTGCGTGATGTGTCTTACGAGCGCAGCGGGATCCAAGTCGTTCGGATCGAATTCATCACCTAGTGGCATCGTTTGTAAGTCTATCACGTTTCGACCCGGGTCTTGCTTCGAAACGTACCACCGCGCATCGATTAACCACCTGTTAGGATAAGCTGGGTGATTTGGGTTTAGCGTATAGGCCGGGTCGTCGGATTCAAAAGAACTCACGTAAACGTCCATGTCTAATCCGAGTTCGGCAAATACACCACCCAATGCGAATTCCAAAGTCGCCGCGGCGGGAGTTTGTAATGATTCACCATCGCCTTGAATGTCGATATCATCGTAGTCGTTTGACTCCTCCCAAAACCTAGATTCCTCCACGGCTCCATCGATTTTCTCGAAATACTCGTCGGGTAAGACCGTCGCCTCGCCTAAGAGCACTCTCTGCACATACTCTTTCATTAGCTCCACGTCGAGAACGCCCGACGTATCGCCCAAGATCCATTCCCGCGAGAAATCATCGATGTCGGTAATGTCTATTATGAACGTATCACGTGATAGCGTGCCAAGATATTCTTGGTAAGCCTTGTCTATTTTTCTCAACGTCACGGGATCCAGATGGCGCGCCAGTGTTGGATGCATGTCCATCCGATTCAGGATTGGGTATTCCTCGAGCTCGTCCCAAGAGTGAGTCGTGTCATCCTTACCCGCCTGATACATCGCGTACAATCCATCAACCGCGCCCAGGGCGCCACCGACGATCGGGATCTCGCCCATCGCTACCTTCGCAAACTCTACGCCAACGTTTTTGATTCGAGTAGCCAAACCCCCTCTATCCGTTTCGTCCTGGAGCCTCTGGATCAAATCGAGAACCTGTCCCACGGTTTTCAAATGGCGAGGGTGACGTTCGTTTTCTGGTGATATGTCCTCGAATTCCCTAAGAAGTCTGCCCTCGTCCAGCCACGCATCTCGCTTACGCATCGTCGCGTACAGCTCTTCATTCCATGGACCCTCGCCACCATACTTGGCGCAATTATTTAGAACCTCTTCTGCGGTGTATTCATTTTGGGGATCGGGTTGATACATGTCGTAGTAGAACTCGCGGGCGATTCCATCCGGCTTGGTATACTTGGTCTGATCGTCGAAGACCAGATCGCCCATCTCGACCCACCCGTGCACGATTGGCTTGGGGGGATCCTTCCACTTGTCCGTCACGATACCGTGGACAACCTTGAACTTGCTCTTATCGTTTAGATCCGGGTGTCTCTTGGGACGGCGACCCGGACCACCCTTTGTGAAATGTGCCTCGAACCACTCCTCAGCTTTTTGATACGCGAAAGGAAAGCACCTACCCAAAGCGAGCACGTTCTCTTCCACCAAAAGCTCCCGTACGTACTCACGAAGTGATCCTTCGTTCATGGACTTTTCCTCGATGGGTTTCGCGAGGTGCTTTTGAAGGTGTGCCATCAGCTCATTGTGATCCGCGGGCGGTGCGTCGTAACGAGCTTCGTACTCTTGGCTATGAATGTCTGCCGCACTCGTCTCCCCCTTTTGCTTGAGCAAATTGTAACCTAACCAATCGGCTTCGCGCTCTATGGCTTCATCTCGGGCTGCATGAGCATCGCCGGCATGTCCGGCCATGTAATGTCCGGCCTCATGTGCTTGGATCACTAGAAGGTGGTCTGGAGTGAACCATGACTGACCGACTGCGCCTCCATCCACAACCATCATGTTATGATCGTGTAGAAGAAACGCATGACCCGATTTCTCAAACTGCTTCGAAAGAAGGGCGTAACGCTCGGACTCCGGGTAAATGATTACGACGGTAAGCTCGGGAAGTATCTCGCTTTGGTATACTTGTTCAGAGTCGCTCACCTGACACCTCACTTAAAACGTCTCTTATGTATTGTCGCAAGATACCCATCACACGGTTCCTACCAACGTCTTTAGGTGAGTCGCACCATCGCCGTACTGTCGTTTGTACCAGCCTCTACCTTCGCTTCCCGGACGCTCACCGACCCACTCCAGATCCCGCTGGACCAACCCCCTCACTTTCGCTTCGTCTTCTATGATGGTCACGCCTGCGGCCATGGCTATCTGCGCGATGCGACCCGATACCTCGGCAAACGTGCCGGGTCGTTTTAGAAGTTCGATAAAACGGGAAACGCTCACGCGTTTGCCTGCGCCACCATCGTGACCCAACCCTCCGACTTTGAGGGCGCCGCCCCGGGTCTTTCCGAAAACCACAGCATCCGGTTCCGGGTCGGCATCGATATCGACGGCATCGAAGAAAGTGTACTTTCCAGGAATATCTTGGGCCGATTGTATCTTTACGTTACCACCCGGGAGACTGGCGTATGCGGTGGTCACCAAGTCGAAGACTTCATCGTCCAAACCAGTTTCCTGGGATCGCATCGCTAGGTCTTCGGGCGATACGTCAACCCACTGCCCCTTTGGCACACCAAAGTCGGCGAAAGTCTTTTCGGCCAACAGCCGTCTTATGTACTCACGTAGAAGATTCATTCTGGACTCCATAACACTTTGCGTCTCGCATCATAAATTGGAACGCCAAAAGCCATGGCGACTCTAAACATCTCTTTTGTCACGCCGACGGATCTCCCGCCTGGGGGAGACCAGGTCGCGGCGTGCCTCACAGACTTTGCGAGATCGACCAAGGCTATGACTCCGACGGCCTTCCAGTTATCTACCAACGCTTCGTTAACGACGACCCCACCCTCGGGCGGTTTCCACGTCGATTGATCGAGAACGTAAGGGATGTTTCTTGCCATCTTCTCACCAAACTCAGTATCAGGTTTAAGATTCCCGTACCTGCTATAATCCTTTGAGATCGTGGGAAGCTTGTTAACGCCCGAAGATCTTGCCCTACGCTCCTGCCCTTCTCCCTCCTCACCGGTAGCGCCCATATAATCCCCCCACTTCCCAGTGTATATCTCATCTTGGTTGTTAGCCGCCAGCGAAATATGCCCTTTTACCCAAAGCCCCGCGGGAAACCCCACGATGCTCCTCAACCTCTCGTCAGGTAAACTCATGGTCGTTGAAAGCTCGTCCTTTCCCCTACCGATGAGATCACTCAGCGCGTAGGGATCTTGGACCCAATGCACCGTATCAAGCGTCGATAACCACTGATGATCTGCGTTTGCATTGAAGGCACGCTTTATCGCTTTGCCCCCGCCCTTACCGGGATCGCCGCCGAAAAACATTCCCCCCTCTTCGCCGAACTCACCCGACGTCGCCGCGAGATCCTGAACGAATCCCATGGGGTCTTCAGTCAACAACCGTCTTATGTACTCGCGGAGAAGCACATCCTCCGAATACCCTTTTTTACCTTCATAAACGGTTTCGGCATCACTCACTTAACACCCCCCAGGCGATGTCGACGGAGAGCACCGCACCCATCTACCTACCTTCTTGAGGGCTTCTATCTTGGGAGTGCCTTTCGATCGATACATTTTCGTACGTGGGCTCTTCAATAGAGCTTCCTTACCTCGTGGATCCCACGCAAATCCGCCACCGTAGCGCCAATACAAACCGTCACGGTCATCCATGTACGCATTCTTTTGATCACAGTTGTCTGACGGTTCACCGGGGGTGAGACGATCATCCGAATCGTCAAGCTGAATGATCTCTACATCCGGGCGACGATTTGCGTAATATTTCCACACACGGAACGCATCATCAGAAACGCTGAGCCTATCGGCCATGATACCCGAACCCTTGCTTGTCGCTAGTTCCATAGCAAGATCATAGAGGAGTGGCCCATAACCCGAGGCCTCCTCGGCATTTGACCATACCACCTCATATGCATCCAAACATCCCAGCCCTCGACTGGCGGGGGGGTTTTCAGCGGCAATTACACCAATTGAAGAATAGGGCAAACGAGCTTTCCCGAGGGCGGGACGAGGGTCATTTTTATATAGCTTTATCTCAAACGAGGACGCGTCCTCGGAGACCACAACGTAATACCTAGCTTTCAGGACATCTTCTACGCCCATAGCCCTTTCGGTAAGGAGCTCTCTTATGTACTCGCGTAGAAGATTCATTTCTTAAGCCTCTCAATATCTTGCTTTCTAGCGTTAACCTGAACTGCGGTGACGGTGCAATCTCCAAAAAGCAATATCTCTCTTTCAGATCCTCCTTGAGGGTTTAGCTTTCTAATATCGAATTCGTCACGATACCTGCCACCCTTAAATCTAGCAAATGAATATGTGTACATGAAATAACCGGAATCGCAATCAGAATGTAATATCACTGGAACTGTGTCTGACGACCACTGCGTAGTAAAGCGCCTTGCGGCCTTCCAACTGTTTGTCCACGAACTAACGTTTCCGAATTTACCTTCTGACTTATATGTCATAGGCGTTATTGGCACAGGTGGTCCCCAGTCTAGTATGTCCTTGAACTCAGTCGGTAAATTCTCTAAAGCTTCCGGTGCATATTTTTCTAGCCAGGAAACTGGAAGCCTCATTCCCCTGAGGATCGGGCCAGACTTACATGGAGAAAATACATCTGAATATTGTCCTGAGTCTAAAATCTGTTGCAACGCAGATATCGCGGAGGTGCTCAATGGGGCTATGGCGCCAAAGTGATTATGAAGTTGTCGATACAACATTTCTTCTATGTCTGTGTCTGGCTCTTTGGGCCACGTATCTCCAGCAGCAGTAGGCCACACCCACTTGCCGAGCACATCCTCTTCATTCAATATTCCTCTTATGTATTCGCGAAGCAACCTCATAACTTCACCAACTTTCCAAGTGACTTCAGTTTTTCGATCGTGGTCGGTGGTTTCGTGTATCGTTTACTCAACGCAGAATCAACCCAATTCACGTCCACCTTCCCACTCGCATCATATTTGTATGGTTCGTATGGTCGACGCGCTACTTTTTGATCACAGTTGTCTTCCTCCTGTGGGGTAAGCGTGTTTCCTAAGTCATCCAGTTGATGTGCTGTAACATCGCTTCGATTGTTAAGATAATAATCCCAAACTCGACGAGCATCCGCGGAGACGATGCTTCTGTCTGCAATCAAACCGCCCCCTTTCATCGTTGCGTACTCCATCGCAACATCGTATAACAACGGTCCCCAACCACTGGGATGTGCTTCGGACCCTATCACAACACCGGCTCCGTCACACTTGCCTAGGTCACCCATCCCTCCATATGTCCCACCTCCTATTGCTTCATAGGGACCGATCCAGCCAACCTCAACATTACCGTGCATACCAACGGGGTAGTAAGGATCGCCGGCCATCACCGTCGGGTCATCTGTGATACCGTAATAGGTGTAAAACCCTTCCCCACTCGTCTGTATGACGACGTTCACCTCATCTGGTAAGTCTTGTGGTCCTTTGGCGACCTCGGTTAACAACCGTCTTATGTATTCACGGAGAAGTTTCATGCTTCGAATCGATCCACGACCAAGGGCGTGAGCTTTTTGCGAACCGGGCGAATCGATGAAGCAAGGTCTTCCAGAGACTCTCCATCCAAAACATGTTGGTGCCAACCCCTAATGACGCCAGGAATTTTTACTATGAACGGATACCGACTCTCCTTGTCCAGCGATATCGCTTCCTCGGCAAGGGCCTCGCACTTCATTAGGTGCTTATTGATGCAATCATGACATTGCATGTCCGGTTGATTTAGGTGGTCCTCGAGGAGAGTAAACTCCTTGCACATCTCCCTCATGTTGAAGAGGGGATCCATTATCGGTTGCATGGCCGTTTCTTCGCCACATTCCAGCAACACTCTTATGTACTCACGTAACAACCTCATAACCCCATTCCTTCAAGTTGCTTAATCGTCCCATCGCTATCACCTGGTAGATGATGGATCGCGATTCCACCTGCAGCTCGCCAAGCAGCCACATTCTTCGTGTGGTCGTCGATGAGTAAGTTGGGAACGCCTCCGCGCATCGCGTATCGCGCTTTTTTGTCTGCCGAACTTCCATCAACGTCGGCCTGGACCACGATTATTTCTGATGGTGGTGGGGAAAGGTGCGTGCCGATCCATTCGATCTTACCGTCCTTAGACGTCGAGCCCGCGCCCGGACGCGCTCTCACCGCCGCAGTTAGAATGTTGACGACGTGATCCGTAGAATTTATGAATGGCCAAAGTTGGCCGACGCCATCAGCCAAAGCCGGTAGGTTCGCAAACGCCGGACCAGGGGCGGCGCCAATCGTCGAAAGCATCAACGATCGAATCGACCGTATGTTTATGTCATTTTTTGTTCGGGCGCGGAAATCCGGTCCCACTTCTCTCTGCGCTTTGCGCAACCTCTTGCGGTGACCCTTCGTCGCCTCGGAGTAGGGAGGCTCACCACCCGCGAGCATGTCGTTAATGATGGGGATGATGCCTGCGACGAAGTCCGCGATGACTCCATCCATGTCGCAAAATATCTGCGCGTTAGGTTGGAGGACCGGCGCGTCCTCTGCTTCTAATACTTCCCTGATATATGTCCTTAAAGTCGTCATCTCAAAACCTCCTCGATATACCCCTTTAATTGTATCGAACCGGATTCGATTGTTTCGAAATCCCATAGTTCGAAGTAGTTCGACATTACTGCTTCTCCACCGTCCGGGTTCACCGCAATGGTTATATGAGGAAAGGCCGGTCCATTCATTGGTATAGGTAGTCCACCCATGTCGACCAATCCCGTTACAACCTTATCATTTCTAGCGATCGCCACGACGCTCATCCTACCTGCGTCGTCGGAGAAGTCGAGCCAGTGCAAAGGTAACCGTCGCTTTTGCTCGGGCGGACTGATCAATGTCATGTGATGTGCTTTGGGCGTCCATCCCGGAGGTGCGTACTCCAATAAAGCATCGCGAACGCTCGCGTCGAGGATGAAAGCAGTGTACTCGATCCCCTCGACGACGCCGAGATCAGCTTCAACCAAAAGTCTTCTTACGTAGCGCCTTAGAAAAGACTCATTCTGGCTGGCGCCCCCCACCGCCCGACCAATGGCTTCCAGCGCCCCGACGTCTGACATTTGGTGACTCTCACCACACGTAGCCAGTTCGGCGCCCTGAATCTGTTCGCTGTCCCGAAACGGAACTATATCATCGGTGGCGCAGTGTATAACGATAGTGTTGGGAGGAACAGAAGGCTGAAGACCGAAGTGCTTCCAGGCCGGAGCGATTAAGATTAGGCGAGCCCCTCTAGGGTTGAGCGCCATGGCCACCGCGCCACCCCGACTGGATCCGACGACGATATCCGGACTCTCCAGGTCGACCTCGTCCTGCGCTATTTGGACGGAGGCCTCGAAGTCGTCCCGTGGAAGGAGCGGGTTGAGAACAGTGTATCCTAAGCTTCGAAGGTACAATACCTTAGACCCGCCAGGTTTCGATTCCAAACCGTGTAAGAACAAAATCTTCATTATAACTCGACACCTTCGCAAAGAGTGGCGCTTATGTATTGCCGCAAGCGTTTCATTAGAAGTTCCTCGCTCCTACCACGCTAACATTGGGATATTTCTCGGCCATCTTATCTTTTAGGTGACCGACTTCCTTTCGCATCATCTTACCAAAGTGAATCGTAACCCCGGGCTTGGCGTGTCGATTGAAAAACTCATCTACCAGTTGGCTCGCGTATCCCTTGCCTCGCATATCCCCGCGGGTTTTCAAATAATCGATGTACCAATAATCATCGCCCGCCGTATGATAATCCAAGAATCCCACGACACAGATGTCAGCAACGCCTGGAATAATCTCGTCGAGTACTTTCTTCTTTAGCATCCGACCGGTCTTTGACCGTCTGCGCCACCTTTCAATTTCTGCGAAATATGTGTCATGCTTACGTGCTGGTTCGGTTACGTTGCTATCACATAATGCCAGTCGTTTAATATTACCTGCGCGACTATACTGCAATGGAGAATCGACCTCCCGGAATTCGACGCCCTCGTGGAGAACGCCTCTCACAAATCTACGTAGGTTTTCTTCCACGTCGCCGAGCTCTCTTGCAAGTTTCATCTGTATTTCCATTTCCTTCTCTGTAGCCCTACCACTCTCACCCCAATCCGGCATATCGGAATCAAGGCATGCCTGGGAATCGATTTCGTAATCTGCCCCCTTTTTCAGAAAACTCAATGCCCTGATATGATCCTTGCCGTCGCCTTTTCCCCTAACCGCCTTCAGGGAAATGCCCGCATCAGAGGCAACCTGACACGCTTGTCGCAAAGGCACGATATTATCGCCATCCGAGTGAACCGCCTTGCTTCCCGCTGGTAGATCTGGTACGGGCGCGGACGTCCATTTTCTCAGTGATGCTGGGGAGATGTACGTAACCGGAGGCACTTCGTCCGCGATACCAGGCTCGTCGGATAGCATTTGGTTCAAAACGGCGGCGCCTCTACTAAAAGCAACGAGTTCATTCGGTTCCTCGTCCTCGAGCCACTCGATCGCTGCTTCGATGTCCTCTGGCGTAACGTTTTCTTTGTCGCTAAACTTCGGTCCTCGTAACCCTATCTTGTCCGGACCGAACTTGTACCCATGAAACGCATGCGTCTCTTCGTTAATAACTTGCCTTACAAACTTTCGTAAACCTTTCATCGGTCGTCCCCTAAGCGAAACTGTGTCCGGTCCACTTTTCGTAAACCTCTCTGGCTTCATCATCCGAGATTGCGCCGACTTTTTTATAATTGTCTAGATAATACGTGATGAGCTCCGCCACGGGCACGCCCGAATGATTCGACTCTGCCCGAAAACCGATTACGAATGCGGGTACCTCGCACGCGGATATGAAGTAGTCGCGATACGAATCGCTCTCCCTCTCAGGTAAAAAAGGACAGTCAGGTCGCTTAAGGGGTCCCTCCTGCGTGAGATGGTGAATCTCATGGGCAAGTGTCCCCCTTAACTCGCTGACGATTGCGTTGTAGTGATCGTTTATGTCGACGCCCCTCTCGTACTCGATCCGGATCTCGATGTTCGCGATCAAGTCGGTTTCACCCGCGTTACCGGCGACGTTCGTCGGCGCAGACATGTCGTCCTCGGGATAAACCGAAAGATCTATGACAAAGTAATCCGACGAATATGAATCGAACTCTTCGGGATCCACCGGATATGGCCAGCGAAAATCAAACTCCGCGTGTCTCTTTTCACCACCACGAGCGTCGAAAATAAAATCGACTAGTTGCGCTTCTATAGGCAATACCAAGTCCTGGTAAAAGAATTCTTCGTTGGCTAACTCGATGCCTTCTCTAAGTTTTCGTTTAAGCCCATAGATAATTGGTGGGTATTTTCTTGGTAACATACTAGTCCTCGAAGATAAATATTACTATAAAGACGGAGAAACAAATGGGAATTCATTGGGCCGAACCTGGATGGAAGGCTGTGGGAGAATATCAGGTTTCTGGGATCCCTTACGTTACGTCGAGCGTTCTTGCGGATCAAGAAACTCGAGCTATCGAATTTCCTCGAGTTACTCGTTTCATCATTGTTAGAAACGCAAATACCGGTACGTCGCTAAATTCCGCGATCGCGGTTGGTTTTACCGAAAACGGCGTAAAGGCCAATCCCGTGTCGCAAACGAACTATCTTACGCTTAACGGTGGGGAAAGTTTGTCGGCGGATCTTAGGATCAAAAGTCTGTTTCTAAGCAACAGCCTAGGCTCTGACAATTCTCTGGCCGAGTTCGAGGTACTCGCCGGACTAACCGACATCAGTCGAGAAAAGGTGTTCCCAATCACGGGCTCAAGTGGTTACCAGGGCGTGGGCTAATGAACGGTATAGGTAGCGCTTCCCTAGGCATCGGTTCGAATGGCTGGAGCACGCTAGCAGGAAACGTGGGTAGCCCCAGTTTCGACTCGCCTGTAGCGAAGTCACGTGGCAGAAGCGGGGCACGCATACCGATGGCAGGGTTTAAGCTATGGGTAATGGGAACCGCGAACAACGGAGCGAGGACGTATACTGGAAACGTGACGGATGTTATCCAGTGGCGAGACTTCAGTGGTGAAGGTAACCACTTAAAACAGTTATCGGCGTCGAAACGACCTAGCATAACCGCAAGCGCGCAAAATGGAAAGGCTGCGTTGACTTTCGACGGTAGCAACGATTATCTCGTGGGAAGTTCTACAACGGCATTCGACTTCGGAAACAACGAATACGACGTTTACATGGTCGTGGACATCCCAAACTCGGGTAACAAGGTTATCCTATCAACTACGTCTGCGATCAGTTCCTCCGCGCCGGGCATTGCTGTAATGTATATGAACAAAAAAATTAGGGGACTATTACAGACAGGATCAAAACAGAGAGTCGCGACCACAGCCAACAACTACAATGGTAAAGGATACGTTTACGTTCGAACGTACAGAGGTGGCCCGCAGCTCAAACTCGAGGTCGATGCTAGCGACGGTACCACCGACACGATCACAACAACATCGGCCACTGGAGACGTCAGCGGCGGTGCGTTTAGCGTAGGCGCGGAGAACGACGGAGGGAATGCAGGTGCCATTAACGTGTGTGAGATCCTGGTTTACAACCGACTTCTGGGCACCGGTGACGCTACAATGGTTAAACAATACCTTAGTGACAAGTACGGACTTTCGCTCTAGAGGTTCCGCAACTGCGGAAAGGTTTTATCCTCAACCGTGTTCCATTTCGCGGGTGAGATTCTTGTACTCGAGGTACTCGGCCACGTTACCTAGCATTTGTTGCGCCTGGGCGATGTGAGACTGGCTCCAGGCAGGGATGTCATCGTCGTCACTCAACGAGTCATAGAGACCCTGCGCCGTCTGGGCGATCGTGTAAAGCTGTTGGCGCGCCATCGTTGCAGCACCGGCGCCGTGACAGTCATAGTCGCCAACATCATCAGTGAAAGAAAACTCTCCTTCGATGTCGAGGACCGGTAGGTCCAGCATGGTGTCCAACTCCTCTTTCAACAGGGCCTCAAGCTTCGCCTTTCCCTCGGCGAAAGGGTACGTCACGTCTTGCGACTTATTACGTTGTGCCTCCCCTTGAACGAGACGCCTAAGCGCCTCGATTTCCGGAAAGCTTAAACCCAAATCGATCAGATCGAGCACAGTGGCTTGTGTAAGAGCTTCTACGTGTTTCGGTGTAAGTTTCGTACCTGCTATCGCTAGGCTCACTGCGTCGTCTAAAACTTTCATTATAGTCCTCGAATCATAAATACCTACCAGTAAATGCTAGTTTCAATCGATCGAGACATTCAGCGCTTCAAGAATATTCTCTAGTTCATCGTCACTACCCCTATAGGTCGACTTAATCTTCGCGATCCTTAAAGCTGCCTTGAACGCAGTAACATCCAGTTTGTCCGTATATTCTTCTAGGGTGTCTTTCATCTGTTGCGACAAAAGTTTCTTTTCGTTTTCGATCTCACTGACCTTTTGCGCCAGCTCAAGTACAAATTGTTTCATAGGTTTCTCCTGTTTGTGTAACGCTGTCGGCCCTAGCTATTAAGTGTTCGTTATTTACAAACACAATGTAACGAGGATCCGAAGAATCCATCGAACCGTCCTCAAGCAACAAACACGGTTCGATGTTTTTTAACGTAACGAAGCGATTATCCGTAGCAGACATATATTGCCCGGGTTTGATAAACCACAGTTCGTTAGATTTATTCGTGTTCTTTTTCTTGTACGACGTCATTAATACTGCCACATGTTTCGCAAGCATACGATTGAATATCCATCGACGCTGAAAAACTTAAAGCGACCTCCTGCATTTCGGTAGCAAACCGTAGAAAATTATCATAGTCCATATCGAGAGTAACATCACCGATCGATACGCTAATCTTTCCCGTCACCAGATTTGCCACCGCGTTGTGTGCCAACTGGATTTTCATTTTTGGGTACACTTTTTCTTTTCCTTGTGACGGACTTCGGCGTAATCGAAGTCGACTTGGGTTTTGTGGGCGGTTTGGGTTTACGCTTTGATTTCACCGGTGGCTTCGGTAGCGATGGCTTTGGTAGCAATCGATTAAACTCCGCTTCACCAATCGGGTCCACGCCCTTGCCTTCACACCACCCCGCGTAATCGGCGTAGGTCTTAAACGTTCCCCCCTCCAACATCTTGGAAAGATCGTAACCTCGTCGTTTGGAAAAAAAACTCCATGGAACTTTCATGCTTCACCCCTCATATTGTTAAGCTCTCCCTCTACTTCTGTTTTCACAAGCGCGAGAAGATGTCTAATCACTTCGTCATCCCAACTACGGGCGCGCATCGATTTGCGAATATGGTCGACAAGATCCTCTAGTCTCAATCCGCTATACCTACCGATCGCTTCGTTTAAATCCTCAAATGCTCTATTCATGAGATCCTCGTCCCACTCGCACGCCTCCAAAACGGCCGTGTGACCGGTTAGACTCCGTAAGCGTTGCGTTAAAATCGAAAACATCAGTCATAAATATCGTGTAAGAGAGCAATCATGCTTTCTTGAAACCGAGGATCTTTGGCGACGATCGACGAGTTCGAACCAATCTCTACAGAGAATGCGTCGACCAAGGGCTCGGCGATTTTCTCCAGCGCGCGAAGTAACACGTTGCGCGCTGTCGAATGATTCATCTTATCACCCGCTTCCGTCATCCTTTCGGCGATTTCCCGATATCCCATACCTTCGGGCGCAGAGATCCCGTAACCATGATCGAACGTTTTTCCTGAGGGCATACTCATTTATTCTCTCCTTTCAAAAATAGGTCATCACTTTCGGTAGGTCCTAGACCAAAGCGCATGCGTAAAACCGCTTCCTCGCGTGGGCTAAGTCCACGAAGCGCTTCCCGGACCATCACTTCAATCTTTTCGCTGTCGAGATTCTGACCCGGATCCACAATGGATTCGTCCGGGATAACATCACCCAACTTTCTCGAGCCCTCCACGGACCCAACCTGCGCATCGAGCGACACGAAATTGTGGTGCATCGAGCGCATCTTTTTCAAAGCGTTGACGGTTACGTCGAGCGCTTCCGCCAGTTCTTCGTCGGTAGGCCTAATCCCCAACGCATCCTCGTATTCGTCGGCGTAACGCTTGGCTTTCCACGCCATCAACCGAATGTGACCAGGAATTCGAACGTCCGACTTTTGGGTGTTGATGTGCTTAAGCACCGCCTGGCGAATCCACCAACACGCGTAAGTGGAGAACTTGTAACCTCGTCGCCAGTCGAAGCGCTCAACCGCCTTCATCAAACCCACGTTGGACTCTTGGATTAGATCCTCTAGATCTATACCACGGTTTTGATACTTCTTTGCGATAGAAATTGCTAATCGTAAATTCGCGGAGATCATCTGATCTCGCGCATACTTATCACCTTTTTCGATGCGCTTTGAAAGCGCAACTTCCTCCTCTTTGGTTAAAAGTTTGTAAGAACCGACATCATCAAAGTACGCCGATAGACTCATACGACCCCCCTATTTTCCCTTCTGTTTCTGTTTTTGCTTGCTAAGTACTTCGCGTGTGCAGATCGTCGCTGCGCTCGAATCTCAATCTCTCGATAAAAGTAACAACACTCCACCTCAAGTTGCATACGCTTATCCCGATTCAAACACCTCCGAATAGCCCGTCGAATATTTCGCATACGAGCTCGAAGCTCGTCCTCATCCATCTCGATCAATTGATCGCGTAACGCGATCTCGATACCAGACATCAGTTACCTCATGTACCCTTAGTTAGAAGATAAACACATATGATCGAAAGAACACCCCGACCACAATATTATTATACCACGTCCTGATAAAATTTGCACTCAAGTCGTCGACAAATCTTCTATCATTGCCGCACCGACCGAAAGGAAATTAACCGCAACAGAGACTGCATTCTCTATTGCACTACTTACAACTTTTTTTGGATCGATTACACCCCCTTCAATAAGGTTACAGTACTTTTCTGATCTCGCGTCATAGCCGTACACGGGCGAACGCGATCCCTGAACTTTTTGAAGAACGATGTCTGGAACGCCTCCGGCGTTCTCAACGATTTGACGAAGTGGCGCTTCACACGCTCGAGCGACGACATCGATACCTACTCGAAAGCTAGCCGAACTCTTCTTGGGCGTCTTCATCTTTCGACCTGCCTTGACAAGTGCCACCCCTCCACCAGGTAAAATGCCAGTTTGAACCGCGGCGCGCGTAGCATGCAAAGCGTCGTCGACGCGATCCTTTCGCTCCTGTAGTTCTATTTCGGTGCTGCCGCCTACTCGAAGAACGCATATGCCCGACGACAATCGCCGGATCCTCCGGTCGACTTGTTTCCTATGATCGTCCACCAGCGTCGGGTCTTCGAGACTTTCTCGAAGTACCGTAATACGCTCGGAGACGTTTTCCGATCCCGAGTTCGTTCCAACAAAAATGCTCTTACGTCTGTGAATGTAAATCTTTTCACACGTACCCAAGTCGTTCAGCTTCACATCTTTAAGTTCATCAATTTCACCCGCACCGTAAACCCGAGTCCCCACCAAAAGTGCAAGATCGTCGAGCGCATTAACGCGACCTTGTCCAAACTCGGGTGAAGCGATGGCGCAAACTTTTAGAATGTTTTTCATTCTATTCAGCACAAGCATCTGTAATGCTTCTCCCTCGATCCCATCTGCGACGACTAGTAACGACGAGCCGCTAGTATGTACCAGCTCAAGAACAGGAACGATTTCCTGGATGCTGGCTATCGTTTTGTTGACGATTAGGATTCGCGGGCTTTCGAGCGTACAAACCATCTTCTGCTGGTCATCGGCAAAATAAGGGGATAGGTATCCCCTATCGACTTCCGTGCCCTCTATGATCTCGAGAGAGCTCTTAAACCCCTTCGCTTCTTCAACCGTTACGGGCCCTTCCGGACCAACTGATTCGATGGCTTCAACAATTAATTTCGCGATATGCTTCTCGCCATTCGCGCTGATCAATGCCACGTTAAGCACCTGGTCTGCATCTTTGACTGGATCAGTCATCGCAACCAAGTTTTCCTGAATCTGGTCGTGGGCGTAAATCATCCCGCGCTTAAGTTCCGCGTAATCGTAACCCGCCTCCAGGGCTCGCATTCCCTCCGAGCACAGCGCCTGAGCCAGAACTGTTGATGCCGTCGTTCCATCCCCAGCTTCTTCGGCCGTTCGTCCGGCGGCCTCCTTAACTAATTGTACGCCCAAATCATTATATTGCTCCCGAAGATTAAGCGCCCGGGCGACTGTGACGCCGTCTTTGGTTAGCACCGGCGGTCCGTCTTCCCGTTCGATGACGACATTTCTTCCACGGGGTCCCATCGTCACCTTTACCGTATCAGCCAAAACGTTAATGCCCTCGAGCATTTTGCGACGAGCATCGAGGTCAAACTCGACGATCTTATCGGTACGACTCATTAGCCCCTCAAGATTTGTTTTGTTTCCGTAACTGGTTCCACGATGGTAATTTCGCGGCGATCCCCTGTCACAATATTCTGCGCAACATACAAGTCGCCAACCTTAATCGCAATCTCAGATTCGCTAATAACTCCATGCCCTCGTAAGGCTCGCTGGCGTACATCGCTAAGTGGCTCATCGATCATTCTCAACTCCTTCGAACGTTTTAACATACTTTGGCCATGCGGTTTTGTTTATCATCGACCAGAAGCCCAAACCCTCGAACCTCTCGTAAAGATGATCCCACTCGGCGACGCCGGTCGAATGTTCAACATCATTGATATCAAGTTGCTCGAATTGAATAAGGCTTCGATTTTGCTCATACTTTTCGTGTCCGCTTTTCTTCTCGAGAAACTCGAGAAGCTTCTTTCGATCTTCAATCATCTTAAGCGCCGTCTTATTACCGACGCCCTTAAACCCCGCGATGTTATCCGAATTGTCACCAACGAGCGCCTTCCAACCCACATAATCGTCACAGGGTGCATTTCGCATCTTCTTGGCGATGGGATTGTAAACCTCGCAGCGTCTGTCGGCGTTAATCAATTGAATAAAATCCGTGTCGCTCGACACAACTACTCGACGATCCCAGTCTCCCCGTAACGCGAAATATCCGATGACGTCGTCGGCTTCACGTTCCGGATGCCGAACAACATCAATGGGTAGATGCCTCAACAAATCCAGAATGACTCGTCGTTGCTCACCGTAATTGTCAGAGTCGTCGTATGTACGATTCGCCTTGTATCCTTCGTGCATTTCTAATCGACGAACTGGTCGACCCTCAAGAGCAAGCACAATTTTTTGAGGTTGAAACTTCTCAACCAATGGACGAAGCGATCGAAAAAACGAATACACGATTGACCAATGGCCACCCTTTAGGTTTCGTCGGCTCGCAAACCGAGCACGTTGCATGAGGTTCGCGCCATCAAGAAGCAGCAGCGTTCGAGTCGTCATCTTCCACCAGGGGTTGAACGTTATGTAAAGCGATGTCCCGACCGAAATACTTCTGTTCGAACGAGCGCGCTTTCGTAATCACTTTGTCGACGTATGACATGGCCTCCTGCGTGACGACCTTGCGTGCCTCGTCGAGCGTCACGTAAATCTCCTCCTGGTCTGGGTCAATCTCGTAATCTTCGCCAGTCGGTCCCCTCACGATATACGAAATGGCCTTTCCATCGAGGTTCTCCCGAATTAGACGCTCTGTCACCTTGATAGGGATCAACGCTTTGTTCGACGATCCCCGAGTCGATATACGAATGTATGCGATGTCACCAACGTTCATCATCTTCTAGCTCCGTCTATTTCTTAAATCCGGGTCCTAAAAACCCGTGGGTGTGTCCTGGTCCAGCAAACTTGGGGCTTTTCTTGTATCCCGAATCGAAACCAGAATCGCTAAACCCGTACACATGTGATAAGCGCTTAGTTCGTTGAAGTCGTGCAATCTCATCACGGGCCCCGGGATCCCGGCGATTCTGGAGCGCCTTCTGGATTTCTTGTTGCACTACGCTGCGCAGGTTAAACTTTGACATTCTTCGTCTCCAATTTTTTCAAGATTCACAGTATAACTACCTGATTTTTTGGTCCATGCGCGGATCTTGCTTTCCAAACGAGCCGTCTTCTTTAAGAAGCGAAGGTTTTCCCGAGCGATCGTCGAACGGGTTTTCTTAGCCTTGTAGGGCGTTTCACTAGCCATTCGGCACTGCAATTCTGCAATTCGCTTTAAACGTTGCGTATCGGTAGCGCCAAGCTCGAGCTGGTATCTACGAATGTATGCTTCTTTGCGGTCCTCTACGGATCCGACCAAAACATTACACTTCTTCATTCCGCAATGTTTCTTCATACGAACGCGACCGCGGGCGCCTGGAGATTCCTCGTGAAAATCATCGCGATTAAGGTTGGAAAAATGTAAGACCGCAAACGATTCAAACATCTTATCGGCAACCACGTATAAAAAATCCAAGCCATCCGGCTTTCCCTCGAAAGACATGGAGTCCGTCTGAAAGGAGATCGCACCCGACGATTGGTACCTTGTCGTAAGCTTGCACTCCAATTCTTTTTCAAGTTCTGGAATTATAATATCCGGTTCTCCTGTGTGACCGTCGTTTCTCGTTTCGGGGAAATCGCTTTGCAAAGCGCCCGCGAAAAACTTCTCTTGGGCCCCCGATAACAAAATGTTACGTCGACCTAGATCGGCTTCTAGGTTCATATCGAAATTCGAAAACAAAAGCCTAAGCCTATTGTTAAACCGCTTCATATTACGTAAAGCCTGTAGGGATTGTTCGCGGGACAAATACACGTTCACCTCCTATAACCGACATATGAATATTATATCGTTGTTTACGAAGGTGTACAAACGTGACGTCCCGCTAAGTATCGGACAGGTTTTTGCGAACGTTGTCGGTAATCTTTTGACCCTTGATTGCGGCATTCTGTAGCGACTCAAGTCCCAATGTAAAACGAACGTTATCGTACTCCATAGGCGACATTCGCTCCTTCAAAATAGCCATATCGCAATATTGGTGTAGCGTCATCTCCGTGATGGGTATCTCTTCACCTTCTGGTCCGGGTTCAAACGTACCAGTCTCTCGACTTTCGAACACGTAAACGAGTTCTGGCATCTGGTGCCCTTCGGGTACAGGAACGAAAGGAAGACTAGCTGTTACACCGTCCTCGGCCTCTTCATAACAAAATTCTGGAATCCACTGTTGCGACATTATTACCTCTTCGTTGCATATAAACACTATACACAAAACGAGAAGTGTTAATCACATTTTCTGCGTCAGGTCGTTAATCTCTTCGATTAGAGCAACAACGCTCGAAGCTAAGGGGTGGGGGGATTTTTCTAAGTCACCAACGTCGGGAAACTTACTCATCACCTCTTCGATCTCGCCCTTCAGCTCGCTCGAACCTTCTTTCACGATTCCAGCTATCGCCTGATTGATCGCTTGTGGATCATCGTTTTCGCCCGCCTCGAACTCCTTGATCTTCGTCTCAACCTCGCGGGAATCGAATTCAGGAGAAATTTGCTTGGCTAGTTTGGTTATCGCCAATAGGTCGTCGGCGGTTTTCGCGGATAACATCTTTTCGAATATCTCTTCGCGGCGTTTCACGGTATCACGCAAGCTTTCGAGTGACGAAATTGTTTCCTCAAAAAATGCTTGTTGCATACTTTGTAGGTCTATACCTGCAGCTTGAAAAACCTCTAGTGCCTCGCGGTCTGTACTCGCGATCTTTGCGGCTTCGGAAATCAAATCGCCCACGGGATCGTGACCGGCCGTGATAAAAAACAATTTCGATAACTGGCCCAACAACCCGGGTTGGTCTTCAATTGCACGTGTGGTGCGACGTTGCTCGTCCGCTAGTTCGTCCTGGGCTTTCTTTATCCAGGAAGGTATTTCGCCGGCCCCGGCCTCATCGAAAATGAATTTCGTTGCCGCGACCGGCATCGCCACAAGCGCCATGGCGGGATTCAACAAAATCGTATCCGGATTAAAGTCGTACGCTCCCAATTGACGAAGCTCATTCTCGATTTCACGTTCGCGATCTTGGCGTCTATCGTAATAGTTCTCAAACTTCTTTAGCGCAGTAGATGTTCTTATGGAAAAAAATACCCTAAACGGTAACAACATCGCATCGGTGATTCCTGCGATGCTGCGTAAAACAACTTTTGACGCATCTCTTACGTGGGTGATGCCTGCCTTAAGATCATTCAGGTCAAAAAATTCTTGTAACGTATCTCGTTCTTTCGCTGGCATCTTTACCTCAAGGTTAATTATCAACAGGAGGTTGCTATGTTCTTTCTTTTGTTACTGTGCTTATTTTCGTGTCATACCCCAGAAGACGCGCAGGAATTCTTAGAAACGAAAGCAGAGTTCGAAAACAACTGGTGGGAAAGCGATAGCTGGGGTGTATGTCTTTTGGTCGACCCGAGTGTAGAAATGGTCGTTTTTGATGATGGAGATGATAAGGAATTTTATCCCTATGAGTTTGAAGCGCCCAACATTTATCATCTAGAAGAGTACACGGCCAAGGTGTTTCCCAACGAGTGGTGTTGGGACATCGTCGTGGGTTTGGCACACGAGACGATTTGCGAGTGCACGCTTTAGTTGTTTCCCAAAAGTATTTTCTTTAGTGTTCTTTTACCCCTCGCAGATTCACCTACCACGATGGGCGTGTCTTGCGCTGCGACTGCGCGGGGCTTCTTGTCCTTTGCGACCAGCGTTTTGGTCTCGCTACCGGTTCGCTTGAGCGTCATCTCAATACCATACGGACTCTGTCCCGGTTCCTCGACCTTTTGCGCATCCTCGCCACCCGAAATTATCTCTGCGAATGCTTCGAGATAAGCGAGTAGTGCAAGTTTTTCGGCGTCCGTGAGATCGTTAAAGTACGTTTCGAGTTGTGTACCAATCTCGGCATCGTCGAGTGATTTTCCGCTGCGCACGACGTTAAGCTTATCCTTCACCACGTTATACGTCGGAACAGCAGCAAGCTTTTCCGTCGTTACGGGTTCCTCGACCTTGGCTTCGGTATCCTCCTCGACTTCGATCTCTTCCTCTTCTTTCACTTGCGCCTCTTGCTTCTTGCGACGTAATCGAAATGGTTCCTGTCGCTTCGCGGCACGATCCTGTCTAAGCTCTTCGTTTTCTCGCACAAGGTGCTTCTTAAGCAAGCGAAGTTGTCTGGGGTTTATTTTTCTTCTCATTTCTTTTTTGCCCAACGTATACGGTGACGATAGTTTTCCCGATGCCTCCGTAGAAGTTTTTCCTGCGGCGTTTCGGGCGCCTCCTTTATATCATTACGGGGCTGTTCGCGTTGAGCGATGTCCTGCATGAACTTATCAAATTGAAATTTTTTCATGTCGAAACCTCGTTTATAAGTATCTCTCCGCCGACGATCCACGAATTATCATCGAAACTTACGGAAACTTCGGTGAGTAAAACATTTCGCGTTATTTTTGTGCCACGTAAGACGAGCGTGAGTGTAACCTTCTGCCCTAAGTTTTCGCACAACCACGCGGGAAACTCTTCGATCAACGAACCGATAACTTTAATCAGATGCGGGGAAAGAAAAAAATTACGATACCCCCCAGTGAAAGTTTGTTCCCCGTTTTCGCTACGAACGATTAGCATTTCGTCGCCAAGAAAAGAAGTCGATTCCCTTACTCGACCGCGAAGCTCCTCGCTCATAAAGACGTGACCCTCCATCAGAGCCTCGAATGGCGGACGTCTACAGCACAGTCCGAGAGTCGTTTCGAGCACTCAAGATCCAGATCGGTAACCATATTGAGGTCCTTCGTCTGTAACACGACGAAGACGTCAGTATCACTGACGTTATAGTCTACGTGATGACCCGAAGAGTTTTCGAGCTCCATGATGTCCAACACGAACGCATTTCTGGACCGTACGTTCGGAAAGGTAAACTGTCTTTCAAGTTTTTTTCCACACGGACTTAAGGCCCAGTCCGAAGATACGGGACTTACGGGAAACTCGTTATACGAATCCAAGTGCATCTCGCGTAGCGGTGGCAAAAAATCGTACCTCGACCGATCGCTATCTTGCAGGTATTCGTCCATGATTTCGCTAATCTTCCTTCGCATCGAGTTCGTCCTGAAAGGATTGGGTTTCTTCTAGCGCAGCCAGAATCTCTTTTTCTTTTCTCGCCTTACCCAAACCGTCCCAACGCTCGCGGGCGAGGGCGCCAATATCGAATCCTTCCAGATCCGCCAAGTCCTTAAGGGTAGGATACATCGATTTGAGTCTGTCGAGTAGTTCGTCTACGCCGACCGAAGACCCCTGCTCGCTTACGTCCTTTTGAATCTTCGTTTTAAGTTTTTCGGGTGTTGTCATCGATTCGCCAAAAAGAATGTTCGCTACGGTCGCGGCGGACCTTTTTGGAAACCCGCTTCTGACTAATCGACCCTCGATATCTTTACGCGTCTGTCGATATATCTTGTTGTAAATGGGTAAGATGAACGACTTCACGAAGAAGAACCGGTACGAATCCAAGCCACGAACTACATCCCTGTTTAGTTTAAGTTCATCTACATCATCTTCTTCTACGTGAGGCGTGATGCCCCGAATAAACTGAATGGTGGCGTATGTTTGCAATCCTGTCAACTGTTGCGGGGACATCAACCGATCCACCACATTTGTCCGTCTAACGATTCTTGCCACGGACTGTCTCGCACCAGACGCTTTCTTCAACCCAAGTTCCTTGGCCAAATCCTCAAGATTCATTCCGTCGCGGGTGACCTCTATGGGTTCCACGACGTCTTTGATCTCTACCTCTTCTTCCGTCTCACCCCTGATCTTATGGATGGGATCCTTGGACGTACCAATGTCTGACCACGGTACGAAAGCCTTTTGGGACTTGAGTTGTGCGATCATGTCATCCAACTCCTTTCGCTCCTCCTCATCCATGTCGGCGTAAAGCTCTTCGTCGTCGAGGTCTTCCCAGTACAATGAAGATTGCGGGTTCGCTTCCACGATGACGCCCTCCGCAACTCGATCGCCTAAAGTTTGCTTCACCGTTCGATATAGCTTCGCAAGGTCTTCCGCGGAGAGATCGTCAGCCAACGCCTGCATCGCCAAGCCAAATTGAGCCACTGACGCGGGAACATATTCATCATCATTAATAGGAGGCATTTCACCGGTCAACTGTGCTGTCATCTCCGCCGACGGAATCAAGGGCACCTCTTCGCCCATGGTATCGTTCGGAGCGGCCTTTACTGTTTGTTGGATCATCGTGGTATTTCCAACGGCCGGATCGAACCCCGTATCATTGCCCGGTGCTAAAGTCCTGCTTCCAAAGTCTTCGCGTAAAGCGCCTTCGAACAAGACGGCTTCGACGAGTTTGTCCAACGCTCTTCGTTGTTTGTTCATTAAATCACCTCAGCAATAAGTATTTCATTCTATCGCTATTAAAACTTCGTTCCCAAACTAAGATGCCCCGAAGGCTGGGCATGAATATCTATCGCCACGCCGACGTGAATCCACAAATCGGTAATCACGGGAACGTGCGCGGCGATGTTATACCCCACAGCGTCGATACCGAATTGCGCGGTTTGACCATTAGCACCGATACGAATGCCCAGAACATCGACGTTTTCGTGTGGATGTAAAAACGACAAAAAAACCGACCCCAACAAATCGGGTTGTTCCGTAGCCGAGAACGTTAGACCGACCCCGATATGAGGCTCAAAGAGAGGTTGTTCGTTTATCGATCTCACCTCTAGAGAATCGATAGGAAACTCCATGAAGCTATCAGGATCCGCGGTCGAAGATATCTGTAATAAACCGGACGTGGTTTTTTCCGAAATGATGACGGAATTTCTGAACGTCAAACCGTACGTCTCGAAAGTGTAGGGTTTCTCGACTTCCGGATCGTACGCGAATCTCGCGACCGCTAGTCTATCGTCCAACAAGAACACGTGTTCTGAAGGTAAGTCGACGGTCTCAAGAACGGGTTTGGATGGCTCTATCACCGTCTCTGTTATCGTAATGTAGCGAATCTTTTCCGGTCTTGCCTGTAGCTGTGCGACCAGATCTAGCAGCTCCGTGTTTTTATCGGACAGTTGTCGAATCGATTTTTCTAAGGTGGACGACTTATTTCTTACAATCTCGACCTCTTCGTATAGCTTTTCTTTCGAAGAGAGTAGCTCCGTAAAAGACTTCGCTGCCGAATCCCTTTCGATTTTTGCGCCTATCGCATAACCCCCAGCTAGGGCAACCAATAAGACGATAGCCAGTAACACGAGTTGAGTCCTGACTTTCATTAATTCCATACGTCTGGGTCTTCTTTCTTTTCGATTGCCCGCTCGGATTCTAGCTGCGTCTGTGCTACCTGCGCGATTCGTATCAGCGTCTCGAATTCGACCATAAATTCCGATTGGGCCCGACAAACATCGCCAAGTACATTTTGCGTCTTTATTAACGCGATCCGTAGTTCACCCACTTGTCGTGTAAGATCTTCGACGCATCCATTCAACGCGTCAATTTTTTGCGAGTGGGTTACCTCTTTCGATCGCTCGAAAAATCGACTCAGCATCTGTCGCAGCCACTTTGGTAACAATTTTCTCTCTCTTTTCTCGTTCTAGCCTTTGTAGTATCGAAACCATACGATCATCACGATCTACTAAAAGCTTCGTAAATTCCCTAAAAACCTGTTGCATAGACAGACCATGATCGATCAGTAGCTTTCTAAGTTCAGCGTGCGTTGATCTTGTGAGCGTGATATGAACGGACGTTCTTGTCTCAAAATCAACGTATCGATCACTCACACAACACCGCCGCCGCCACCGCCCGACGTGCCAACGGCAACAGGTTGTTCGATCTCCTCCTCTTCTCCAATAACGATCCCGTGCTTAACATCGAGCAACTCAAGAAACTCTTCAGCTAATTCTTCATTATAATGTGACGTGAGAAACTGTATAGCCTTGTTAACGATAATGGCTTCCATATCTAAAAGATTATCGTAGTTCATAACCAAGCGCGCGACATCGGTCGTAAACCTGTCAACGTCCAAATCGCCCTCGACTTCCTCGATAAGGTACCTGCGCAAAGAGTATCGCGACTCGGACTGAACCACTGCGGACTTTCTTGCCTTCGACTCGTAATCGACGAGGATAGATTCAAGCGCATCGTCGACGGACTTACCAAGCTCCTCAGTTTCCGAAGGCGTAACATCCACTACTTCCTCTTCCTCTTCCTCTTCGGCTTCGGCTTCGGTTTCGGCTTCCTCTCCGCCCTCGGCTTCGTCGCCTCCACCCTCGTCACCGACATCACCCTCATCACCTTCATCTTCACCTGCCTCATCGTCTCCGAAAATATCCTCCGTTTCTTCCTCCTCGTCCTCCTCGGGTTGTTCGAGCAAGACCTTCAAGCTAAACCGTCTGGATTCCGAAAACTCTTTCTTTTCTTTTTTTGCCTCAATTTCTTCGTCGGTCTCCTCTTCGTCGGCGAACGTTCGTTCATCGGAAGCCTCGGCCGCTTCGCCTGCGGCGGTCTCACGCATCAAGCGACTTCGCGTGTTCCTGCGCACTTCTTCGAAATTCAAACTCATAACCGTCGTCCCTCGTATGCCGCGGCCGCAGCTTCCGCTCGCTTAACACGCGCCTCGATTCTATCCCACGCAAGCTCTTTCATCATAGCAAAAATGTAAGACTTACGATCGTCTAGATAATCCTTAACGTAAAGCTGCGGCATCACACACAACGAGATAATAGGCACGATCGAAGGAGGAAGTGGATGGTTATCATCGACTATGAGATTCATGTATCGACGCAACTCGAAATTGTAGGCCGTCACCGAGTAACACGTGCTGCCTATCGCACACGCTATGAAGTCCTTTTGCCACAAATCGAATGAACCGAAATCCCTTTCGAGTCGCATAAACGCTAAAGAGTCCATCGTCAACACAGACTGAACGTCGGAAATATTGGTAACGTGAAGACCCAATAAAAAGCTAAGTTGTAAGAGTCTTCCTTCTTGAGCTTTCAACGCGACGTATCGAGACGCGTTTGGCATTGCCAAGTCGCGAGATGCGGTATCGAGTTCCGCGCTTACGAAATTCAACTCCGTGGCGTAGGAATCAATCATATCCTTTAAGATCTGTTTCGACTTCAAGCTCAATAGCTCCGTCGTAACTTCTATCACAGGCGTCTGAACTACGTACGATTCGTTAAGTCCCATTTCGCTTCTGATCTTTTCCTTTATCGCCTTTACGTCTATAAGCTCTTCGAGTTTCACCTGCATCACTTCACCTCGTAATCCTTTTCGAACTCGCCTTGGGTTACGATAAAATCGCCCTCACCCTCGACCTCCTCTGTGTATCCTGGCGGCGTGAAGCGAGCTTCCTCCGGCGCTCTCAATACAATACTCATGCCGGAGTCTTCGCGACCTCGAATGATTTCTGCAACGGTATACTCAAACTGCGATGGGATATGTCTAACCTTTAGATCTTTCGCAATGACCATGTTCCCACGTTCATCATACACGTCTGCCTCATCCAGGTTCTCGACAATCCTGCGAAGTAAAACCCTGCGCATCGACTCAACTATCGTTTTGTTCATTACTCAACCCCGCTAAAATCATCCACCTATTAGAACCCACGCGCTGTCTCGATTCGAAAAGCTCTCTATCCGCAACAGCATTCATCAAACTAATAAACCTTTTCCTGTTTTTCGTATTGGGTTTATTAACAACGGCTTGTACAACCTCTTTCCACGATTCGTCTCTAAACTCAACGCCCTTCTCAGGATCATCCGGATCTTTGTACTTAAACATAGTTCCGACGAGCTTCACTTTCCCAGCGGGCGCAGGAGCTTCCTCAGCTTCCTCCTCAGCTTCCTCCTCAGCTTCCTCTTCGCCCTCACCCCCGACATCGTCTTCGACCGCTTCTTCTTCAAACTCGCCAGATTCCCCCGCCTCGATACTCGCCTCAACATCGTCCTGTACGGCGCCGAGAGTGTCCTGAAGTACTTGTTGCGTCTCTTCTCGTCCCGAACCCATTTCGGCTGCAACGGCTGCGGGTGGTTCGAAGCCTATAATGGAAGCAAGGGGAATGCTCAAAAAATCCGTTAACATCGCCTGATCATCGGGCGGTGTCGTTTCCCAACCAATCCATCGTTGTAGCTTCTTCAAAAAGCCTTTTGCGGGCTGCGGTGGTTGATACGCTCTTGTGATTCCCTTCTTTATTTGTGCGGGCGTCAACGTCCAATCCTCGACCTTTTCGATGAACTCGCTAAAGGGCGCGTTGTTGTAGAGTTCGAGTTCCTCGGAAGACAGCGTGCCGGCCTTCGCTTTTGCGACGACTTCGTTCTTTCCTAGATTTTGCTTTAGTACCTCGAACGCTTTTACTATACTAGCATTCGCTGATGTGATCTTATCTATTGCGACCGTGGCCTTAGAGATTTCCGCGGCGAGGCGATCCTTTCCGACGCCCTCCAAACCCAAGGCAATCACGCTATCAGGAGTAGGAAGTTCCTTCGCGATGTTCTTCATGAACTTTTTCGACGTAGTAAACCCTTGTCCAGGCATGTTATTCGCTAGCGCTTGGAGCGAATCCCGGGCTTCTTTTGCTTGCGTCGCCAGTTGTTGGAGCTCGTCGTCGGTTACTTCTTCCATAAGCAAGCGAAGAGACCCTTCGCGTAACAACGGTCCCGCGTCAAAGTCGATGGACATCCACACTTTTTGAGCCAACGCTTCGCGGAATCGCTTGTTTTCCAAATTCATTATCAAGTCCGGTTCTGGCTTATAAGTATCAATCCCGGTTGTATTTGCGAAATTCAATACTGGCGTCGCGAAAGATATCGAGACTAGACACGTCGCGATACTCCTCAGCGTAAATCACCTCGTCGATCCCACCATTTACGATGGCCTTTGCACAGGCCCTGCACGGCGAAAGCGTAACATACATTTTCTTACGCTTCGGGTTATTATAGTCCAGTTTTATGAGCGCATTAATCTCCGCGTGGATCATACCGGACTGACCCGGCGTCGTAGACTCAACTTCGTTTGGACCCCCTGAGTAGTTACCGTTATACCCGACCGAAAGCACCTGAGTATTATCCACGGTAACAACGATGGCCCCCACTTGATGACGAGGATCGTAAGAACGTCGCGCGACTGTCTGGGCGACGCTCATCCATATTTCATCCCAATCAGGTCGCGTCGTCGTCATTTATCTCATCTCCCCATGCGTCCCAGCCTGGACGTTGATGTCGTGCGAACAGCTCCAAGTAAGGACCGTGACTACGTGATTCAACCAAGTCATAAAGTTGAGTCGGTTTTGCGCTATGGCGGGTAGGTTTCACCAAATCCTGGCCTATCAACGTAGAAACGCTATTGGACGCTGTACGATTGGCAAAGCCCTTCCCTTTTACGGCGAATAGACAAAGTTCGTGTTGTCCCCTAAAGTATCTCCCCAAACCAAATCTAGATTTTGCCCACACCAGATTGGTGATATATCGAAACCCTAAGTGCTCGATTATCCTAAGCGCTTCGGGTAAATGATTGTTAGCGACCCAAAGGTAAAGATGAGCGTCATCGGCGACCTTATCTTCTAGTAAATTGGTCATGACGCTTTTAATCTCGCGTTCTTTCATGATACCGTAATGTTTGTCGGCGCCGCGTTTAATCTTTCCTCCACCCCTTTGATACCATGGCGGATCGGCAACAATCGTGGAATATTTTTTAGACATCACTTTCCTTATCGAAAATCTCTTCTATGTGTGCGTCGGCAGGTAAGGAAAATCCCGCAGCCTTTTTGTGACCACCCCCGCCAAATTTCTTTGCTAGTTCGCTAACATCGATGGTATCATGAAACGACCGCAACGAAACTTTCGTCATACGATCGATGTGATCCCAGTACCATATCACCGCACAATCGCAATCGGGGGCTAAGCGGGCACCAATTTCAGACATCCAATGTGGGGAGTTAACGACTAGGACGTCCTTACCGTCGAGCCTTCTTGGTTGGGCACCTTCACTCACCTTCTTCACGACAGTCTTCGAATACGCAAGAATGAACGAACCACGTTTCACAGCATCATCAAAAACTGAATCGTCTTCGAATTTTGAGTACTCTTCAAACTCAAACGGAACCATGTCGAATGCCGCAGAAAACTCCTTACTATAAGGGAGCTCCCATTTCCACAAATCTCGATCTTCAATGTACTGAATGAATTTTGGTGCTTCTTTACCCGGGTGAAAGAAGTCCCAAGATAACATCGCACCGCTATGACCCATGTCGAACAGCGCGTTCGAAATATCGTGTAATTCCACCATCGCGGACTTGTGATGATCGATTACTATGAGAGCTTCGGCGTCCTCGATCATTCGTTTGGTGGTCGCGTTATTAAAAGAGAAGTCAAGAATTACAACAACTTTCCCATTCACATCGGGCGGTGTTGTGCCGTGTTTACACGCATGATACTCCGCGCGGCTTCCCAAGAGCTTCCACGCGGCATACGCCGCGCCGAACCCATCATTACAATCCGCATGATAAATTACACAATCAACTGATCCTGGTTTGACTACAGACATGATAACCCTATACACTTTAGGCTAATTAAATATCCTCGATTAACGCTATACTTTTCTCTGCTTTTTCGGCATTTTGATAAGCCTCATGTTCTTCGACGGTACTGTGACGCCCATAATCATCGTGAAACCGCACGACACCGTCGCTGTAAGTTCGATAGGCAATTTCCACTATCGTACTATCTTCTAGCGCCTTTATACGATAGGGACACCCAGACTGGATATTAATCGTGTCCCCAGGTAAAACTTGCATCGAATGAAACTCATAGTGTTCCTGAGGGTGCTCGTTCGAATATGTTAGTAAAAGTTTACCGGACAATAAAAACAACGTCTCATCTTTGATCTTATTGTATTTTAGACTGTTACGACAATCTTTGTTAAGACGAAGAATCTTGCCCGATATCCTACCGGTTCCACCGGTGCTCCATTGGCGCTCCTCGCCCCATGGCTTCGAAACGTTCTTCGAACTTGTCACCCATATACTTTTCATAGCAAGCCCCACCACTTCATCGTCGACTCGAGTCCCGCGGCAAACGATATTTGAGATCGAAATCCAAGTGTTTTCATCGCCAAAGCTGGATCGCCGAGAGTATGCATAACATCACCCGGACGCCATGGCGCATTCACCCTCTCGTAGGGTCCAGTGGCCTTCCAGATCATTCGTAAAATTTCATCATTAGTTACCGAATGGCCCGTACAAATGTTAAGGGATGCGCCCTTCAAGTCCTCTCCGTGCAACGCTGCCAAGATGTTGGCGGTGGCGATGTCATCAACATAAACCATGTCGCGGCTTTGTGACCCGTCACCATCAGAGCGTAACTGTTTTCCTGCTTTAAGTGCATTACACCATGCAGCGACTGCAGTCGCATATGCGCCCGTCCCATCGTGACCAGGACCGTACACGTTGAAATAACGTAACGAAACGGAATCAAGTCCATGAAACTTATGAAACATCGGCAAAAATCGATCGATCGTTAATTTTTGTAACGCGTAAGGAGACTCTGGCGCAGGTGTAGCCAATTCGTTTGTCGCGTGGTCGGAACCAGAATAGTGATCGCCATATACGGAACACGACGAAGAAAACACGAACCGACGAATGTTACCGACGCATGCGGCAAGAAGCGTGAGAGTTTTTGTAACGTTATTCTCCGTGGTACGTACCGGATACTGGACGGAATACTCTACTCGTGGATCGGCGGCGAGATGAAAAACGTAATTGTAAAACCCTTGCGCGATCCTACTCAAGACGAGAGGGTGAGCGAAATCACCTTCGATAACCAGAACGTGGTTACCGTCAAGCTCTTCAATTTCGTCGGTATTTTGGTAAATACTAATCAGGTCCGCTGGTACAACCCGAAGTGGAGCGTTCGTCAGTTTCGATAGATCGCCACCTGACATGTCGTCCACCACATCGACTCGCACATCCTGTTCGCGAAGCTTCCTTACCAGCGCGCTCCCAATAAACCCACACCCACCGGTAACCAAAACTCTCATCGGTTCTCTCCTAAAAGTAATTTGATTGGTCTAAGTTGCTCCGAAACACCATACATCAAACTTCTCATTTTCTTTTTGTTCCCTAGCATGGCCATGCGATGGGCCGCTAGAATTTGTGCCCAATCGTACCAGTAGTCGTCCAGGTCCTTCGCCTCGGCCAGGATCTCGTCGACGTGGTCAACATGCTTGCAGGAACGAAGATGCGCTTCAATCACATACAACCTACGCGTACTGTTCTGCAAAGGCATCGGGCTCATAGGACCACGCGTGTAACTCAACAAGCTACTTTCGGCTACATTTCGTTTGTCAAGAATCTCGTCTAACATTTCGAAATGTCTCTCGTACACGTGAAGTGAATTTGAAACATGGATGTACGTTCCTACGGGCACGCCTAGCTCGATCGCCATCAATTCCTGTAGAAATGTAAACGCAGGAACATCGTACGAAATTCCTAAAACAAGATCGCTCGAACGCATGTTTGCAACCATATCGAGCGCTCCGTTCCTAATAAAAAACTGAAGACCTATTGTACAGGGGACATCCTTCAATCCAATGATGCTGTCTTCGGGCGTTCGGATATGTAGAAACGCCCGTCGCGAATCCGGATCGTTCTCTAACTCGTTTTTTATGTATTCCCACTGGTTCAAATTTCCTTGTGCGATTCTCGGATGGGTCTTGAAAATCCTCGCCCCATACGCGCTGTTCGCAGTAGTACCATCATCACTGATGGCGTACCAAAACGGAGCGTAGTTCGCTATCCACTCCGTCTCATTATTTCCGCTAAAGTACCAAAGCGCCTCTGCGATCATGTACTGGATCTTAAACTTTCGGGCGGGGACGTAAGGAATCCTGTGTAGCGGATTTGTTATCTCAAATCTTACGCCCAACTTCTCCTTAACCTTCATCCCACGAGGCGAGGAGATGTGATCATAATCATCGCGTAGCTCTTCCACTAGACTTAGGTACGCGCTGGTAAAATCCTTGAAACAACGAGTGGGTTTAGTCATTGTGATACACTCCCGACTAGATTTGATAACGATACCATTATCCTATCCCAACTCGATATGTTTTGAGCGGTACCCGAATATATCTCAATGGGTACAGAACGATGTCCATACACGGGATGCAAAAAGTGTTTCGTCAACAATACGAGATCAGGTATTAGCTCGTTAGCAACGTCGGACGCCCGCATGTAAACAACAACGCGATCTACCATGAAGTGAATCGCTAACGTACATGCAACGTCGATTGTCTTATCTTCAACACTTTCGAGATATCGCTTTCCGGGGTTTGCTAATCTCACAACGCATCGACGACAGCCAGAACTTCGCTCGAGTACGTCGCGGACATTCGTAAGTAACTCGTCCTTGGATAGTCCATTTTCCCGGCCACACGCGACAGAGTAGTTCGTTGTGTCCAGCTTGGCAGACGCTTCAAGCATATTACCCAACCCCCGTAAGCTTGGACGAGAATCCACAAAAGCGATCAAGCTTCGAGGATCAACGTTGAGCGTTTCAAACATGCGCGACTTGACAGCGACGTAAGCCGCCATCGTCCTCCCACACTCCTCTTCTATCGCATTAACCTCGCAAACAGGAAACCTGGAAAGCCTTACGAGGTACGAATCGTTTTCTTCCAACGGAGGTTTGTACGCGTCTACGAAACCGTTATTCGTCATCGCCACCCCCCGAGTAATGATCACAAAGATAAAGAAGTGGTGGCTGTAACCCCAGATTTTTCGCTTTTCTAACCTGAAAGACGTAGCTGTCTAAAACGCTGTCGACGTTAAAAACAATCGGTCGACCGTGCGCGTTGAACGACGTGTTGATAAGGATCTTGCGACCCTCGACCTTATCAAAGATTCCCGACATCACCGGATCATCGCTATTGACGAACTGCGGTCGACCCGAAAAACGACCGCTGTAATCACTCATCACAGGGTACGCGTGTGTTACACCATCATAATCCATGATCTCGCCCGATCCACCCAAGTAATCGTACGTGACAATCATGTAACGATCCGAACCGACAACCCTCTCGTAAAGCTCCGGCTCGAAATAGTTCGCGGCCTCGGAGGCAGGCATCACCGGTGCCATTGGCATGACGGTATCACGATCGTTCAACGTGTTGATTCTCTCTACATTCTTCTTCGTCGGTTTGGCTAGCGTCGTCGTCGAACACAGCGCTCGTGGACCAAACTCCATTGGGCCCGTGACTATGTTAACGATCTCGCCATTCGCTAACGAATTTGTTACCGCAGTTGTAAAGTCGTTACGATCGTCGAAGTGTTCGATGTAGTCTTTACACATATCGAAATCTTCCTGTGACATGACATCACGCCAACCGCTAAACGATTCGCGGGTTCCCCACTTAAGATCGCCGAACTTAAACTGACCGACGAAATACTCATACATACCGATGCCGCAACCCTGATCACCCGCGAGAGGAATCACGCTAAATAATCCTGGGATTTGCTTAAGCAGACGGTTGTTGAGCTTAACGTTGTAGAACACCCCGCCGGCGACCAGAAGGTGCTTAATCCCCAAGCCGGAGACCACTTTTACTAACACGTTTTCCACGATCATCTGAACGAACGTGCCAACGATAACCCTTTTTTCCCGGGAATCGATGGAGTCGGGATCGATGTTTAGCGATGCCAAAACCTCGTCGAATCGCTTGTGCCACGTCTCACGCGCCATGGCCAAATCGTTCAAATCGATCATTCCCTCGCCAGTAGAGTTATGACTCGAGGGCTTCGCCATAATTAGGTCATTCCCTAAAAATGATTGGAACACCTCTGCTTCCTGTATGGCTGCGACTTCTCTCAGCTTTTCGCGAGTTTGTTCGTCGAGGGTTTCTCCAATGTGACTCTCGTAACCCAAAAACTTATATTCGTCCTGGTTTTCCTTCATGCCGCAATACGACGTCGCGAATTGATACATGAGCCCCATCGAACGTTCGTAGCCCCACACTCGTCTAACGAGCCTAAGGTCACCGCCGGCTGCGATGCCAGACGCCGACATCTCGTAAACCGAAAGCACCTCCTGCCAGTTTCCGAAACCGTCCACGACTACGACGTGTACCGTATCGTCTGTATCGACGAGCTCAAGGTTCTTCGTCGTAACCTTATCCCGAAAAAACGAAAGCGCTGACCAAGCGTGAGCATCATGGTGAGTAAAGGACGGCACGCCGGTCACGGCGCTCGTAAGCCGTGACCGGCGTGACCCAGTAAGGAATTCTGAGCGGTGATCGGAAACGAACTCCGGACGTAGGTCGTAACGCTCCACCAAGTCTTCAAAGTGTGTACGATCGAAGTACTTTCCATCCGGGATGGCTTGAGGCCCAAATACGTCGAACCAATGCGAAACAAGTACGCGAGATCCGGGCGCTATTTCACACTGCTCTTCGATTAACTTAAGCGCCTTACGCGGGTAGTCGGAGGTCGCCTTCTTCCTATTAAGACGTTCTTCCTCGTAACCGATTGCCTTCGCCCCGTCGTAATAGATCACGCTAGCGTGATGACCCAAAGTAATCAAAAGCGCAGTATTAGTCATGTATCACCTCATTTTGTAAATTCATTATATCAATAACATCCCTAATTTTCAATCCGTCTTCGTCGATTGGCGTACCACAAGGCTTACCCATTATCAACTTATCGTACTCGACGCCCCATGATGCAAGTTGTGATCGAGTCGTATCATAGAGCATGGCGTAAACCATGGCGGCATCATTGTTGTATCTTTTCATACCTCGCGCAGTATGAACGATCACCTCGGCTCCCGAGCGATACACTCGATTTACGACTTCAACCGCCTCGCGTATGGGTTGCGCATTGTGATATTCCCCCCGAGTCTCGGTGCAAATTGTTCCGTCCAAGTCGAACACATAGCTTTGACGACCGATAGGTTTCACGGCCATATGTCTAGCGATAACTTGATCGGATGTTGTTTTCTCGATCATGGTCCATTTCGAGTTCCAGTCATCCCAAAACCAGGCGACGTAATCCTTTCGCGCCGCCTTGGTGATACAAAACGATCCGCTAATCCTACAGTTCACCTCGAGTAACTTGGGAATACCCGCGGCGTCGAACTTAAACTGCGCGAACCATACGTGGGAAAGCTTAAGCTCCTCCGCGAGCTTCCTTACCAGAGACTCTATCGTGCCCTTGGCATCCGCGACAGATTTCCCGTATGCCGTGATACCATCGCGGATGCGCTCTCTAATGCGAACGTTGTAGTCTTTGAGGCGTCCGTGTCGATCCGAAACGCAATCCACGGTAAATTCCTGACCCGGTAGATACTCAGTAATGACGTGCGTATCCCATAACGGTGACTCCTGCGATGGTGCACCTAGCAGCTCTTGTGTTCCTTGTCCGGAGCTTCCGTAAAACGGTTTAGCGAAACAACGAACATTTGTCGCGTCGGCGTCGTTACGACTAAACACCAGTGGAGACATTCCAGGAAACTTCTTGTAGAGCACGTGCTTAAACAAACATGCCTCCAGCGAGCGTCGATCGGGTAAAATCGATACGCATCGTATACTTTCCGGAACATCATCCCAGTTATCGTATACGAACTTCATCATCTTACAGTTCGTGTATACGATGTCCGTAATACTTTTTTCTGTCACGATCTCTTCAACTCGAGCCAAAAATTTATGAGGCTCGTCAAAAGGCGATGGAACTTGCAGGATCCTCTTCGCTGTTAGATATGCGCGACCTGCATTCATCGTATCGTAATGACACCCCCATAAAGAATGCTTATTCGTTTTGGTTAGGCTCTTCACGAACTCGATCGAACTCTCATTACCAAATGTCATAAGTAGAATTCTTCTGTTCATCGAATTGTTCCCTCTAACCTTCTAAGCAAGGCGCTAACTTCACTATCATCTTCAGGGTTTAATCTAACCTTGAACATATGCGCTTTATCAAACGCTTGCTCAAATAGGCGTTTAATCGCTTCGTTTTGTTCACGTGTGACAGTCTCATCACGATCCAACCATTCGGCGTCTCGTCGACACAAAACCAACAAATATCCCAGTTCCCTAAACTTATTTTCGATTTTATGCCTTATTTCGGGCGTGATGTTTCCTCGCTGGAAATATTCGCCGTAAGCGATCTCGGATAGGTAACTTCGATCGAAAACGTAACCTAACGGTGATCTATCAATATCATAAAAGTAACTGGCGAAATAGTCGAACTTGTCATCAACGAAACCGTATCGCTTATGCATGTGAATGATTTTTAGGCCAGTCTCTTTAGCAATGCGATCACACAACGTCGACTTACCAGACTGCTCGGCGCCCTCAACTATTACACCACGAAAAAACACTATGCCCCCAACGATCGATACTTCATACGCTTCCACTTCGTTGCCGTACCGAAATCATTCGTTTTAGCTTCCGAGTAAGCGAATGAGTATGGAGGCACGTTTGTCTGACCGTCCCACCCCCAACAAAACATTCGTCTTTGCATACCAGACTCGCCAATGACTTCTAGTAGCAAGTAAGGACTACCACGCTTGGTTTTTTTCGGTGTAGCCTTACATACGATGAACCAGTAAACGTCATTCTCCGTCGTCACGTCATCAATGGACATAATTCCTTTTTCGCGTAATCTTTCGATTAGCGCGGGTTTGACTATGTCTAACGCGCTAAATGCCCCGAAAAGACCGGTGTAATTCGTCGCGATCTCGGCCGGCGTCCACCCCGGAGAGTCCTTGGCTTCGAGACTTGCTTCTCGTAACACACGTTGCGCAAACCCGGGGTCGGTCTTCTTGCGCTTACGCAGGTCCGCGTAGTTATCGATTACAACGTCATAAAACTGTCGGTAGTTTTCGAACACGCAATCCTGACCAACGACGCCCAACGAATCAAACGCCCGCGCCTTGATAAGCGCGGCCATGGCACCCTTGTTGAATTTCTTATGTTTCCACGTGCCATCCTCATTCCACAGTAGATCTTCAATGCACGTATACGGTCGACTCGCAACTATCTCACGTGCAGCCGCGGTGCCCACCGCCTTACACGCCAAGAAGGATGGCATAAACTTCTTACCGGGTAAGATAGTCCAGGACGTCGACGCGTAATTGACATCAATCGGTACAACTTCGTAACCCAAACCCTTAAGCTCGCCAATCGCCTTAGCTCGTTTTTTAGGGTTACTGGACGAAGCCTCGAGGTAGGCACACAACCATTCTTCCTCGTAGTGAGTCAGAAGCCAAGCGCAATAATATGAATCGACAGCATACGAAACAGCGTGAGCCTTGTTGAACCCGTAACCAGCAAAGTAAAGAATCTTTTCGTACAGATCACTCGCGATCTTTCTGGGTACGCCGTTACTCACCGATCCCCCCACGAATCGCTTCTGGAGCTTTCTCGCAGACTCGAGATTGGCCTCTTTCTCGGACGCCTTACGCTTAAGCAACCCGCGACGAACCTGATCGGTATCTTCCTCGGGGAAACCAGCGACCACGGAACACAGTTGCATGATCTGCTCTTGGAAAATAATCATACCATACGTCGATTCTAGAACCTCTTTGATAAGAGGGTGACCATAATCGACTTGGTCGGGATTACTCTTCGCCGTGATATACAACTTATCGACCTTCGCGGCCAGGGGACCCGGACGATAAACGGAGGTAAGCGTCGCGATGTCGATGATATTTTTTGGTTGCGCCTTCATGAACAACCGACGCGCGCCTCTACCCGCCAACTGAAAGACTCCTGGGAAACGACCTTCTTCGTACACGTTTTTGTAAACGCGTTGATCGTTCATGTCGATGATTTTGGGATCCATGTGTTTATCGAACCAGTCGCGCACTTGTTCGAACGTAGGGTTCTCGATACCTTCCTTGCGTTGTAAAACGAGTTCGATAGTACGCTGAATGATCCGTAGCGTTTCGAGCCCAAGCAAATCAAACTTAATCCACCCTAGCGACTCGAGGTGCTTATAGTTCATACCCTCCACCCAGGGGGTTTGCATCTCGCCTTTCGCGCGAATGAGTGGCATACGCTCGGCTATACGTTCGGAAATGATGCAACCACCCGCGTGCTTACCAAGCGACTTGTTTTGCTTAAAGAGAATCTGGATTGGTCCCGCCACCTCAGGATACTTGTCGATGAACGCCCTAAACGTTGGCGAATGTTTATAAGCATCCTCGTACAACAAGACAAACATGTTTTTGTCCATGCCTCGCGTAAAGATAGCTTTCTTAACGTCGTTTTCAACGGGCGCCAACGCCCGGTTTGCCTCATCGAACGGGATACCGTAGAAACGAGAAATGTCTTTCACAAGACTTTTGAGTTTAAACGTGTTGTAGTTCGAGATCGGTACGATGTTTTCACCGCCGAATTCTTGCTTCAAAAGATCGATGAGATGATCTCTATCGGCGACATCCGAATCGATGTCCGGTGCGCCCTGGCGATGGACGCTTAAGAATCTGCTAAAGAGCAAACCATACTCAATGGGATCGATGTTCGTGATCCCCAACACGTATGCGACCAAGGAACCCGCTGCGGAACCTCGACCGGGACCGATGAGCATGTTATCACGGGCGATATCCATGATCGCCTTCATTGTCAAGAAGTACTTCGAAAAAGATTTTTGCTTGATGATCACTAGCTCGGTCTTCAATCGATCGATGTATTGTGGATCCTTGTGAAGCCCCCGCTCGACAAGACCACGCTTACACGCCTCCAGCAACGCGTCGTCTTCAGTCATGTTTTCCGGAACAACGTAGTCCGGAAGTTTCATGCTGGTGTCTGGATGTATGTCACCAATCATGTGGTGTGCGATATCGTAAGTTCTTTCGACGGCGTCGCAAACGACTGCGTCGTCATAAAAATCGTAATTGTGCTTTTGATCTTGATAAGTTTCCCAAATCTGCTTTGCGTTCTTCGGGTAAAGCTCACACTTTAAATCATCACGCGAAGTAGGAAGTTTATCTGGATCCATATCACGATAGTTCAACCACCCCAGGTTCTTGTAAATCTCCCGTTCACGCCAGTGCTCCGGTCTGGAATAATGGCTATCACACGTTACAATGAGTTTATCTTCGACCCCATTTTGCTTGGCGAAATCAAGAAGTGCTCGATTGACAAGATGCTGAGCTGGGAGTCGGTTAAACTGTAGTTCTAGAAACGCCGCGTCCGGACCGACGGCATTCGTCAAACGGTCGTAAACGTTTCCGATCCCGCGAAGAACCTTTTCACTCAGGCCCGGGGTATCGTATAGATTCGCGCTTAGGTGATCAAACTCGACGTTCTGTAAATGCTTAAACACCTCGTACGCAGCGGGACCACCGATACATGCTGTAGAAACAAGTAGGTGACCGCCTTCGGACGCCTCCTTAAGCATCTTATAATCCACGCGAGGAAAGCGATAAAACCCTTCCGAGTACCCTCTCGATACCAGATGAAAAAGTCTATTCAGTCCTTCTGGGGTGCGTGGCAATACGACTAAGTGATGTCGTCTCTTAACGGGATCGTAAAACTTACCCGACTTCGACTCTTCCTCGTTTTCTACGGTAAATCCTTCACGGTCGACCTCAATACCCACGATGTCATCGTCTGCGTCAACGAGAGCGGTGAGGGGCGTAACAATCTTTTCTCGCTGTTCGCGAAGCGTACGAATCGCATCCTTATCACCTTTTTTCGCCGCGGCCGAAATCTGGTGATCTAGGCGCCAAACGTCCAAGTCCGGATGCACATACATTTCGCAGCCTGGAATGAACTTAAAGTCTATTCCTTTTTTTCGAAGCTTTTGTGAGTGGAAATAGGCGTGACCAAACGAATTCATGTGACCGTGTTCCGTTAACGCCCACGCGTTCATACCGTTTTCCAAAATATAGTCGATGTGTTCTTGCGGGTACCCAAGTCCATCAAACGTAGAAAACCCAGAGTGGGCATGTAAACCTGTAAAGCGCTTAGGCGTTAGCTTACTCAATTGTCCTCCCACTTAGGATTATCTCGTTTTTTCGCTTTATTTTCAAGGCGTTGTATAATAATCTCGTGTTTTTTCACATACGAATCGAATAATTCTTTCTCGTCGATTCCAAGTAAGATGAGCACAGCAAAGAAATAATTGACGGCGTCGACCATCTCTTCAAGGAACGCCGCCCTATCAAAATCCTCGTTGGTATCGGAGCGATGCGTCTTCCAGTTTTTTAGATGCTGGAGGGCTTCGAAAAGTTCCTCAACTCCCCGAAGGGTTGTTTCTCGAAGCGCCTGTTGGTTTTCGCGCTTTCGTATATCAACGGGCCACTCTGGATAACAAGTCTCGTCATTTTCTCTAAGATCGTTCATAAACTGTTCACGTAATTTGAACATACGCTCAAGCATATCTGCGGGTCCGTTCATTTTTTCTCCTAAAACGGGTTTTGTCGACAGTAATCGATCAACTCGATAATTTGCTCGAAATCGTCGTCACTACATTCTTTATAACTTTTTCCCATCTTGTTTTTAATACACTTATACAAATGCGCATAAGGATTGCGCGTCGCGTGATGTGGCGATGGAGGGAGTTTACCCTCAAGCTCTGCGCCCGCTGTAGCAATATTCTCCCGAATGATTTTAGCGCGCGCTTCACTGAGTGGCATTTAACACCTCGAAACAATCTTGCATTGGGCGGTTTTGACGATCGAAAGCAAAAACTTTATTGCCTATTAGTAGTAGCGCCTCACACAACGCCATATCGAGTACCAAGCTTACTTCCCCTGGCTCAAGAAATACAACCCACGGAACACGACCCATGTGAGGTAACAACCTCTGGTTATCAATCACCTCGACCACGGAGCACGAATTAACGCAACGAATAATCGAGCCTGATGTAAAAAGACTAGCCATCTCTGGCCCTCACATCGGTTCGTGATCTTACGAAACCGAAGATCACGAGTATCTCATTCGATGTATGTTACGATAAGCCTCACGGGAAAAGCGAGACTACGTAAGTTCGACGCTTAGCTGCGCCGCCTCTTGCGCCATCCTATTAATGGTCGCCTCAAGATGCTCAACGAAATCCGGGTGAGGATACGCGATGCTATCTTCGACGACCAATTTAAGTGTGCGAAGGTGATCCGTCACGTCCGTCCCTGACAAAATAGCCAATTGCAAAAGACGCGCTATTTCTGCGATTGTTGGATCACCCAACGTGATAGTGTCATTATTAGACATTCTTTCTCCTTTTAAGCAGTTCTATTGTAGTTTCGAAACGTAAGTTTGTTCACCGTTTATTTCGATTGATCTCTTAAAGATCGTAGTCTCTCAATGGTAGACGAGCTACCATAAACGAACTCTAGAATCCCTATCGAAAAACCTTGCGCATCATCATAACACACTAGACCATCATTCATCATCATTTTTATTCTGGTACAATTCGTCGATTTTTCCTTCCAACTACTCGTCGTCGATGGCTTAAGCCAAATCGAAAAATCGCCATCCAAAATCCAAAAGATAGTATCGTGGTGAACGCCTACACCAATCACCTTACAAGGTAACGATTTACAAAAATCATGATAGCCCATAGGGTTATTGCTATGTGCGATCTCAACCTTTTCCAGTGTTCGATTTGAACATCTTTTTGCAAGTGCTTCGGCACTATCATGCTGTTCATGTTGCATTCTTGAGATACACCTCTCGCATGTGCCAACTGCGATAGTGGTTTAACGCGCGATCCTCCGGTTTCGCCTCCAGTCGCTTTCGACTCGTTTGATTGAGTAACTGACAACAGACGAGCACCCTGTATTCGTCACCGGGATAATGTTCTTGAATCAGACCGTATGGTGAAAGCGGTGCAACGTATTTCACAATAACCTTGGGAGTAAGAGACCGACGCCGTTGAAGCAGATGTGTGCAACGACCCCGGGCTTTATGTTCCCTTCAGTATACCTCAAGTAACTCAAATATACGGCGAAAGGCAGTAAAAAAAACGCCGCGTCCGCAGAGTGTAAGAAGGAAAAAGCAATCGCCGTCAAAATCGCCGCAGCTTTGTCGTTCCAAAAATAGGCGATCGCTTTCCACAACAAGCCACGAAAAATGACTTCTTCGAAAAACGGTACCACGATAATCGTCAATAAATAAAAGAGGATGATGGCAAACGTTGGAGCCGACTCAAGAAACGTAGCAATCGCCTCGGACGCTTCCGAGCTTGTCACGAATAGTTTTTGAACGTACGACAAGCCTAGGTTTAGAAAGATAGCTATAGCCACGATTTGTAAGTACTTTACCATTAGCTCTCGTTTGCTTGCGTGAGTTTTTCAGTTAGCTTATCAACAGTTCGTTGTAGCTTTTCCCTTTCTTCTCGGAGATACTGGACTTCCACCCTAAGCGCAGCAGTCTCTTCCGATAAAGTTCTAAGCTTTTCCATCAAGTCGTCTCGATCTTTTCGAGATCCCTCTAGCTTACTTTCCAAAACAGCAACCCTTTCCCTTAAGTCGTCTCTATAAATGTATTTTTGTTCACGCTCTTTTTCCTGTTCGGCGTTTTTGAGCTCCAGCTTTTTCTGATAATACTGCCAAGCGGAGGCACCACCTAACGTTCCAATGACGGCGATCAAAAGAGTTATGATATCACTTTGTTCCACGATTACATCTCCCCCTAATTTCCCTTATCATTCTCTGTCGACCGACCCTCCACCAGATGTATCCGATTACGAAGTTCTGTAATACATGACCTGCATCAATATGATAGTGACGAAACTCGATAAAGTTCAGCGCCGTTAGATTAACGAGCGCCAACAACAAACCGGTTTCCCGGGCTCTTATGTTTCGGCGCCCAAGACCCCACAAAATGCTTAGCGCGGCAACCACGCCCAATGCGCACCAACCATGTGGGACGCACAACTCGGCGTAATGCGTGGGGTTCACGATTATAAGCACCAAACAAAGCACCAGTTCGAGAAGCTCACTGTCGGAAAACACGAGAACGTCCCTTATGTTATGGACGAACTTTCTCAAACCAACTCCTTCGCGGCTTCCAATATTTTCTCGTTATCCAAACCCGCACAATCTATTTTGTTGAGCGTCACGTGGTAATGGTTGAGGAAACCAGAAAATCTACCTGCTACCACCTCAGGTGAGATCGCGTGGTCCTCCACCGGCAGCTCGAATGGAGTATCTGTACACGAATGAATCGCTTCCCATAGGGCGGCAAGAGCCTTCAGCTGAATCGGATAAAACCCAAGAAAATTCTCAAGTTCTCTCCCGTGAACCTTAACGTCACTAAGTATGGGTCTTTCACCAAACCCTCTGGAAACGTATGTATCCTGATATTTCGTATAATAAACGTTTGAGATCTCCACGCCTACCGAGGCGTGATTAACTTTACTATTACCCGCATGCCAACCAGCGTGTTGCATGTCGAGCAGTTGATAGATCGTACCGTCGTTGTCAATACAAAAATGAACCGAAACGCCCCTGTTGTTAAGCACTCGGGCGCACGTCTTCGAATCCAAACACACGTCCCAGTGATTGACAAACATTTTAATGGGACGAGTTGGCTTCCCCGCGTAAGATGAGTAAGCACCTTCGCGAATGATTAACCCTCCGTCATCGAACCAGTGGACGACCTTCTTCCATTTAATGGGAAAAAATTCGCCGTTATAAACGATATGATCGCTGTACGTCGATGGGCCCGGATCAAAGTCGTTCATTTTTACCATGCGATCTGCGTACACACGCCGGAAAGTACCAGGACCGCATAAGCCGTCGGCCGTGATGTGGTGCTCGACCTGAAACTGGACAATGTTGCTGATTAGAATATCATCGAAGTCATTCGCGTCAAACCAGGACGGTTTCCAACCTAGTTCGACGGACGTCTTCTTGTTATACTCTAATTGTCGTTGCGTGGCCATTGCAGATAACTATTTCGCTCGCGACGATAACTTAACCGCACTTACCGTACCCGCAACTTAAGCAGGTGATACAACCCTCTTGGTACGTGAGAGATTCTTCGCCACACTCAGTACATTTCTTTCCACCGCCCGGTTCAGTACCGTCCTTGATGAAACGCTTAAGAACCCGACTGATTACCTTCGCAAAAGAAAATAGATCGGCATCACGATCCTTTAACAGTTGTTCCACGATATATTGAATCGATGCCCCATGCCGCAGCGCTAACGATATCATTCGGGTGAACCCAGCGTAGTTCGGGTTGTCAAAAACCCTGACGACGTCTTTGATCATCACCTCGTCTCCGTTCTCACCAAAAATTAGGTCATAAATGCTGTTACGCGTCTTTCTGTGACGCTTCTTAATTGAGCCGGTTGAATACTTAGACGGAATCTCAACAAACTCTGCAAGGCCACCCAGCACCTCATAGGGCTTATCATCGAGCACCCCTACCAAGATGGTCCACTTTTCGCCCTTAATAGTGGCATGGTGAATCTCGCAAGGTAACACGACGGGACGCTTAGGGGCGCTGTGGTTCACAAACTTAATGTGTTCACGCGATTTTGGTTCTTCCTTCTTGACCAACACACCACTTCGCGATCCTTCACGATATACCGTAAAGCCCTTACAACCCGACGCCCACGCCTCCATGTAAACATCACCGACCAAGTCCTTACTCACGTCCGCCGGAAGGTTGCAGGTTTTCGAGATACCATGACACACCCATCGTTGCGCCGCGGCTTGGATCTTTACCGATTGTACCCAGTCGATTTCTGGGCTTGTCGAACCCCAGTACGGACATGTGTCGTCGACCTCTGTTTTGCCAGTAACCTCCATCCACCTCTTTACGCCGTGATGATAAACAGTAAACTCCTGCCACTTATCGCCCATATCATCTACAAAATCAACCCGAGTATCTGCATCGTGCTCAACAATCTTTTTCCTACGAGTATGATCGATCATATACACCGGCTCGATACCGGACGTGGTTTGTGTCAAACAAGAAACAGAACCGACGGGTGCGGTTGTTAAAAGCGCGATGTTTCTTCGACCATACTTCACGCGTAACTCATTAATCTCATTAGGCAATTCTGCATGAATTCGATCGAGGTACTTGTTCCCTTCCTCGAGGGACGCATCATACACAGGAAATGCCCCTCGCTCTTTCGCCATTATGATCGAAGATGTATAGGACGCAATAGCATGCGCGCGGTAAATCCTGTCGGTCATCTCGATCGATTCATCGCTCCCGTATCTAATACCCAATGCAGCCAGCGTGTCGCCGACCGCGGTTGGCCCCAAACCTGTACGGCGACCGCCCAACGACGCGGCACGAATCTTGTTCCATAAGTCGACCTCGATCCGTTTTACGTAAGAAGCTTCGGGATCACCATCTATCTTTCGTAGAATCTTATCAATCGCTTCGATTTCCAGATCGACAAGATCATCCATTAATCGTTGGGCTTTTATCACATTTTCATGAAATGCATCGAAATCGAAAATAGCATTCGATGTAAACGGATTTTGCACGTACTTGATCAGGTTGTTCACCATAAGCCGACAACTATCATACGGGCTTAGCGGTATCTCCGCGCAAGGATTCGTCGCAGAAGTACGATAGCCAACATCACGATAACAATCCGCGGGACCCTCGGTTACGCGATCCCAAAATAGAGCACCAGGCTCTGCACATTCCCATGCAGCATCGATGAACTTTTCCCAAATCTCAAGGGCACGAACCGGCTTTACAAGGATAGCGTCTTCCACGCTCGCCTCGACGGGCCACCTCAAAACATACTCTTCGTCGTTTTTAACGCACTCCATAAACTCGTCATTAAAACGAACGGATATATTCGCGCCGGTAACTTTTTTTCTATCTCGCTTAATATCGATGAACGTCTCGATTTCTGGGTGTCGACAATCGATCGTAATCATCAAAGCGCCGCGGCGACCTCCCTGGGCAACTTCGCGACAAGAGTTCGAAAATCTTTCCATAAACACAGCGAGACCATCGGTCGTGCGCGCAGCGTTCGCCGTTGTTTGTCCTTTGGGTCGGATTCTACTCACGTCGAACCCAACACCCCCGCGCCTCTTCATAATCTGAACTTGCTCCTGATCGGTAAAGAGAATACCGCCATACGAGTCCTCGGGTGGCGCCACGACGAAACAGTTAGAAAGACTTTGGACCTGCGACGTATTACCGACGCCACTCAGGGGTGAGCCCTGGGGTACAACAAGCCATGAAGAAAAAAGACGATAGATCTCTTTCACGCTCATCGGGTTCGGATACTTCGATTCAGCCCTTGCAAATTCTTTAGCAAGACGTCGATGCATATCGTCAGGCGTTAACTCCAGCACTCCACCGTTACCATCGGGGAGCGCATACTTTCCGGAAAACACGTTTCCCGCCAGTTCATCTCCAGAAAAATATTCAACGCTCGCCTTAAACGCGTCGTTAACGGAAATACTTTGGTTCATCTAATCACCAGTTTCCTTCAGCTGCTTGGTTACCTCGTGCCACTTCGCTCGAAGTAAATCCTTAGCAGCGCCCGCGTCTTGACTAACGGCTTCGTTCAGCGTTAACTCGGATTCATCTAGTAATGTAATTCGAGACTGTGCTGTGTTAATGATCATGGGAAACAAAATCCCATCCCGACCGGCTCGGTTCTTCGCGATAAACAACCGACCGTGACCAGTGGCTTTCTCCTGCGCTTTACGAGAAAGCGACACCACGACGTCGGCGACCATCGCTTTTCCGTACGCTTCCGACATATTTTCGAGTCCCACGATATCGCTATTAGCGGAGTCCCTATTCGCTTGACTAGCCGTCCAAATGGGAACGTTTAGTTCCATCGCGAGGTTACGAAGTTCTTCGTAAATAAGCTTAAGCTCGTGTCTCAACGAATCATAAGACTTCGTCGACTTCATGATGTCCGCGTAATCGACAATGATCAAGCTCGGTCTAAACCCCTTAAGCGAAAGCTTCTCGATATGGTTACGAATCGTGATAACCGACGCAGATCCTGTCGGATACTCTTTGATGATGAGGCGTCCCATCTCGTTGTTTTCGTAAAAATCAAACACCTCCTTTTTCGAAGGTATCAGCTTGTTGATATCGATATTGGCTAGATTCGAATCGTACCTTCGACCGACAGCCGTCTCCGTAAGCTCGAAAGTATAGTGCAACACGTTCTTACCAACGCTTAGCGCGTGCGCGCCCATCGCGACCAGGTAGTGAGATTTTCCAACGCCCGTATTTGCGGTAACGACACCGATCTCGCCACGACCGAGACCACCATCCAGGATATCGGGAGCATCGATACGCTTGAGACCGGTTGGACATGGCACCCTATGCGTCGCGACGAATCGAGCCTCGATGTCCTCCATGAAATCGTGCCCAATTGAATGGGGCATACCCACAGACACGGCATTCTTCATGAGACCAATAACACTATCGAACTTTTCCGTCTGAATCAACTCGACGGCTTTGTGAAGCGCGTCCTTAAACGCCTGACGCTTACAAAAATCAAGAGTCTTATCTTTGACGTATCCGATATCACCCGGGTGAGGATTCGATTTAACGCGATGTAAAAACTCTACGATCTGGTCTCGAAGAATGACGTCGTTGCCCTCTGACAAATCGTCCTTGATGATAGTAATCAACAGAGGAAGCGTGGGGAAAGCCTTATACTGCGTATAGTACCGGAAGTAAAGCCTGGTCAGATATTTCAAATAAGTAAGTTCGAAAAAATCGGGCAGCATCACCTCGTACATTTGGTTCGCCCATTCGCGATCTAGTAGCAAAGCCTGGAATATCTTTTCCTGAAAGGGCTTTCCGTAATGTGAGAAACAGGATGCGTTTCCTGTAAAATCAAGCGCCGCGTCGTGCATCGTTCACCGTTTGTTAAGAAGATTCATTTGTAAGAATAACACGTTAGGGTCGAAGTTTATCAACCCAAATTTGCGAAGACTTCTGAGAAACGATAGCTTATCGTACTTCTTTTCATTGATCTCTAGGCTTCCTTTGATTTGTTGGATTTGCGTGGCGGCGAGATTAGAAATATCCAGACACATAAGTCGGAAATTACGCCTTACGAGATCTTTGTTTTCTAGAACGCTGGAGTAAACTTGTACTTTCGATGTCTTCTTAAGTCGCTCGCATTCTTTAAATACGAAATCCAAGGACACTCGTTCATCAAACGTTAACGCGGGAAATCTTTTTGCGAGCGTTTTAAAGCCTACCCCTTTCACCCCGTTAATGTTATCGCTTGGGTCTCCTACGAAAGCTCGCGTCAACGCAACGTTACTCGACTTAACGTGCATCTTTTCGACGACGACGTCACCATCGATCAGGCGTTTCTGGCCTGGCGACCAGACCTTCACTCGATCATCGATGAGTTGATAAAAGTCTTTATCACTTGAGACAATCACGATATCGTCGTTCCCGAACTCGTATCTCGCGCAATAACCAATAACGTCATCGGCTTCGCAGTCTTTGACGTAGTGTTGGTATACCGGTAGGTTTCGCAAACACTTTGTCAAAAAAGCCACCTGCGATAGCCTATTTTGGTTCGAATCAGGGATATCATCTTCATAGTACCGGTTGAAGTGCTGTGGCTTCTTACCTTTTTTGTAATCCGCGTAGATCGCGCGACGCCGAAGACTACCACCACCCTCCCAAACGACGTGGACTTCTCTTGGGTTAAACTGCCTACAGAGACCGGCCAAGCCGCGAAGGAATCCGACGACTCCCCCCGCCGCATCGCCGTGTTGGGTCATCGATGGGTTCGCAGCGTAATGTCGCATGAAAAAATTAAGACCGTCGATCAGGATGACCATCGACTATTCCGGGGCTACAAATTCGTCTTCCATCTCCATCGAAAGTGCCCTAATCTCCTCATAGGATTCGACATCGATATCGAGCTCCGATCTCCTCACGTAAGTACTTTCGATTAACGCGTCGAAATACTGTTTGTACTCCGGGGCGTCGAGAAGTTCATGAAAATCTGTCTTGTAAAACTTCTTCTCGACCAACACCTTCCCGGACGTACAATCAGTGACGGTGAACTTTTTCCACGCACCTGTGCCAGAAACATCGATTTCCTTTCCATTCCAGATGACAGGATCCACCCTACGGAGCTCGTTGAACAACTCTTCGTGTTCGACAATTCCCTTGCCAAAGTGAATCTGAAACTTTACCGTCCGGAATGGTGGCGCGACCTTATTCTTGATCGTCTTCGCGGAGACGTTAATACCGATTATCTCCTTGTCCTTATTTTCGATCGGCTTTCCAGCGCCAAGCTTAATGCGAACCGACGAATGAAACGGGATCGCTTTTCCGCCAGGCGTTGTTGTAGGGTCTCCATATAGAACGCCAATCTTCATGCGAATCTGATTCAAACATAAGAATAGAACCTTTTGATTCGCGATGATCCCGTTGATCTTACGCATACCTTTGGAAATAGCGCGAGCCTGTAAACCGATACTCTCCTTGTCATAGTCGCCTATGAGCTCTGCCTTGGGGGAAGATGCAGCTACGGAGTCCCAAATGATAGTAATAGGAACGTTCTTTTCCATCGCCCGAGCCTTCATAATCGTAGCCTCGGTAATCGAGAGGACCTCCTCAGTACAGTGCGTATCGACGTAGACGAATCGCTTCTCAATATCGACGCCTAAGAGCGAAAGGTTCTCAACGCTCGTCGCGTTTTCGGTATCGATGTAAACGACGATACCGCCCATTCGTTGCGTGCTAACGGCCACTTGAATCGCTAGATGGGATTTTCCAATTGATGGTGGACCGAACACCTCAACGATCCTACCTTCCGGAAATCCTCCGTTTAAACGATTTGAGATGATCGCATCGAGCTGGCGAGACCCGGTGCTAATCCACCTATTAACATGCGTCGGTGAATCGTCGGTCGCCAGATTGTACGCGACGCGTTGACCGGCATCTTTGTTAAGCTGCTGGATCAGTTCAGCAGTAAAATCGTTTTCTTTACTTTTTGCCATATCAATACCCTCATACAAAAATACAGCACTTCGTAGTACTGTTCACCGGGGTGACGTGAATAAAGCTAGTAGGACGTGTCGAGGTCTTCGGCTTCTGGTATCTTGACCGGTTGCGTCGACGTAGCCGTTAAAAGGTCAGGCGTAGGAACAAACCCAACCAGCGGTGCATATATCAACTCGGCGCTACACTGAAGCAACCAAACGTCGTCGGTCGGACCCGTGGCTTCGTCTATAAAAATCGAGCAAAGCCCAACGCCACAGTCTCCAACGTTGTTACCAATGTTGTTGAGTATACTCTGACCTGCGATCGCGCTAGCGTCGGCATAAGGGTCGTCCCCAACCAGCGCGCCAGTCCTACAGCCGGAGGCAACCGCATCCGTTAATTCGTATCTCTGGAGAATGTACCATAGATAGTCAATCCCACCAAACACCAAAGTTAGAAACACAGGAAATAGCAACGCGAACTCAACCGCGTGCGAACCTCTCCTATTCCTAGATCTATTACTCATATACGCAACCTTCCGCACGGGATTGCTCCCGTGCGGATTAACAACCAAGCCTCTTAAAAAGTACCGAGATCGGCAAACGCGTCGTCCAAGTCCTTATACTTCGCAGAACTGGACGTCCCGCTATTGTCGGAAGACGAAGTCGTGGGAACGGTCGCGGCGCTCGACTTAGACGGCGAAGCGTCAAACGCCCTTTCCGTCGGAGCGCCATCGCCCAACCAATCGTTGATAATCTTCTCCAACTCGTCGTACGACTTGCAACTATACAGGTCGTCGAGGTTGGGAATGTTATCGATCCACTCCTTCGCCTGCTTCGGATCGTCGCAAAGCTGTGTACTCTTGGGGCGGGGACGAACCGACGTCATGGCCCACTTACGACCTGGTTGCTTTACGCACTCAACCTTCACATCGCGACCCTCAAGCGGATCGGTGATATCGCCGTAATCCTCGTCGAGCATGATATTCAATAGATCCTGGTAGACGGTCTTACCGAACGACCAAAGTCGAATGCCCTTGTTTTCTTCGCCACGAACAATGACGGCCGCATAGCTTCGCATCTTAGGATACAGCTTCTTCGCGAGCTCGTAAGAGTCCTTTTGAGTATCCGTGTCGTTGTCCCCGCGGAGCTTATTGATAAGCTCCTGAACCGGATCCGGGTTACCGAACTGGTGCGGTGTCAAAAGGCCCGGGTTGTTACCGATGTTATAATAAAACCAGCGCTCCTTGAAAGGTTGCCCGTCATTATCGGGAAAAGAAACCAAGCGAACGGTCGCCGTCTCTCCCTCTTCCGGACGCCACATCATATTGCGACGACTGTTGTTTCCGTTGAGCTGGTTAAGCTTCTTTCTAATTGCATCAAAATCAATAGCCACGTTAACCTCCTAAATTGGTAATTGCTATCTGTGAGTAGCTTGGGCGTTTTCACCCAAACAAATATAAATCAAATGTAGTAAATGTTCAATTTTGTTTCTATACTAAAATCTAGTAGTTAGTAGTATAAGATCTTAGAAAATTCAAGACCCACGTTTCCCCTAAACTATTCATCGCAAGTTCGATGGCATCCGCAAGCGCCGTCTGGTGATGTGTTACCTCTGCTTCCCACTCGTCGGTATGGATCTCGTTCAGGTTTCTCTTGATTATCTTGTTAAGCTGTCTCTTCGTGATTTTCATTTCTTCTTCCTTTTCTTTTTCTTTGCGAGTTTTGCGTCGCCGAAAGCCTTACCCGCGGCGACGTAAGGAGGCACACGACCCGGTGGTTCTGGGTTGGGATAGCGGGGACCGGTGCCCAAAGGCGTGGTCACACCCGCTACACCGCCGGCGCTTACCTCGTCCTTCTCTTCACCTTCGACTTCATCGTCCTCGTCGATCACCTCAATGCGATCGCCTTCGAGAAGCGATCGGATGTAGCGTCGAATTGTCCTATCATCAAAGTTATTCATGAGCCTGTATAACTAGGTTCGTCGCTTCGAAACAAAGTATTTCGCCTGTTGAATTATAGTCGCCAGCCCAGGTTCGTCGTGAACGTACCAACGGTTTTCCTCGAAGTGAAAACCACCAGCCAGCTGAATTGCCAGCCACTCGTCGCGGGTGAGCTTCACCCCAAAGTGTTGTAGGAGATAGAGCGTCCGGTGAGATGTGGACATACGTTGTTGACCCTCAGCTTCGTTGAACTTATAGTGAGCGCCTTGCTTCTCACGGTGCCAGTCGCTGTCCTGTTCAATAAGCCAATCGTGCTCGAGATCACCCACCTTACCGATATCATGTAACAACGCAACCTTCACGATCGACTTCTTCATCTCGGAAGGTAAGCTGTATGCATCCATGAGCTTAGTCGCCTGCTGGGCCGTCTTCAACGACATCATAATCATGCCACCAGGTTCGCACCCCGGATCGCGAATGTACCGACTGGTGGGTGTCATAACGATTCTTTCGCCCAAAGTCTCGAGCAGTTGGATCACGGATTGCTCGTTATCGAAAGCGCTTCGCAAAAGATCGCTATACTGTTTCCAAAGCTTCTCTAATTCCACGTTTTCACCCCATCGCTTCTAGCAATAATAGTAACGATGTACGAGAAACTTTACACGCGCCACGCCACCTTTCCTCGTTTGGACGGAAAGATGAGTACTCCTCCGCTGCTATTCTCGACCCGAGTGTCTTCGCCCCCTCGAATGATGCCACCCTCGTACGCGCTTTCAAGTAAGAGTTTCATATACCGAGTCGCATTTGGACGATCGATTCCTTTCGCGGATACCAGCAAACCCTTCTTTCCTTCCTTGTCTTCGATGAATCGAGAATCGCCATAGGCTTTATTCATCACCTGTGTCGTTTTTCTCGATAGATTAATCAAGCTCTGGATGGATTCCAAAACAGGACCCTTAAATACTTTATCGATCTTAAGGTTCTTAAAAACGTCTTTGGGCGAGGCGAGCTTCATACCTTCGGGGATCCTACCCCTCACGTTCGAAACGACGACGATCGCGCGTTTCGAACGAGCTCGTTTCTCAAAAAGCATGTTATATACCGGATCATTCGCTACGTTTATCACTGATCTTCTCCACAGTTACCGGAAAACTTACGGATTCGTTCTGCAAGTTTATCTCTACGCCATCTCTAAATATCCCCTCCGCGGCGTTCGATACCGAAACTGGCACGTCACAAATGATTTCGTCGTGAATCAAAAACAGCGGTTGGCAACCACCCGCTTCGCGTAGTCTCTCGATAACCTTCCCGAAACCGACCACCGCAACGTCAACGGCCGTGCTCTGGACAAACGCGTTGAATAGCTTATTCTTATTGTCAGGAAAGATCGGTCGACCGAAGTGATTGCGAATTTTGTTTTCATCCAGGGCGGAGAGCTTCGCCGTCGTTTCGTCGACGGAAAACATCGATCGTAATCGTTTTTTGGCGGAATGCTTAACATCTCCGTATTTGCTTCTCGCGGAGTGCAACGACATTCCATAAATGAGCGAGAGCGTCAAGATTTTTGCGCGGGGTCGACCAAGCTTTCCCCCGAAGATTTCTTCGTCAATCCACTCGTACACATCGCCATCGGGCACGTGACCACCGAGCGCCAAAGCAACCCGGGGCTCAAGGCTGGAGTAATCGATCGAAACGATCTCGCCCTCATCCCCCCAAGATGACTTGATTAACCCACGATGCTCCTTTCGTAACGTGAGAATCCGAGGGCCGGACGCCACGTTCATTCTCCCCGTCGATGTTGAGACCCCCTCGTACTTCACTGTTCGGGCGAAACCTTCGCGATCGGGCGCGAAAGTTTTCAGATTGGAGATTTGCGTTGCATCGGTTTCGGAACTTATTCTTTGGGCCAGCTCGTCCCTATCTATCCGCGCGCTCCGGAGTGTATTAAGCACACCTAGCCTTTTCGCTAATGTAAATCCGTAACCCGATTCCTCGAACTCGCCAGCGATGCTTCTAGAGCTTTCTATGACATCGTTAATTATCGATCGATACTTCGGGGCGGGCAGTACTTTTTGCCAATGCACGTCCCGGGAGTTCAAGCCGACGGCTTTATAAAACTTGGCGTGCGGAACGGTCTCGAACGTTGGTATCGCTCTTCGAAAAAGCTTAGCGACATAATCGAGAGATGTAGTATCGACCCGGGGATCACCAAGTGTAAGAACCCCCGTCGGAGGTCGAGAAACCCACGTGAAATGCTCATCGGTAATCAACAAGTGCTCGATCGTCCCGAGCGCAACGCCAAGTATGCAAAGTTCCATGTAACATCTTAAAACTAAGCCGTCGTTTGTTCACACCAGGTTGATTGTCACAGCCGTCAACGGATCGGTCTCACCGTCGGCCACGTCGTCTAAACTTAGCGCAGCCATAGCAAGCTGTCGCTTCACGTCGGTCGCGGCGGACCTGAACTTCTCGAAGCCATCCACTTGGGTGAACTTCGCGGACGTTTTGAACTCTCCAGGACCGAAGGTGTGATCGATACCGGTGCAAACGTAAAAGTTATCGACGCTGGTGTTAGTGTTGAAATCGAAAAACACGTTCGACGCGTAGGAGAGCAGGGGCATCCCAAACATGTCGACCGAAAGCGACGTAGGTTGTATGAACGTGGGAAACCCCTCGTCGGCGTTGCCCTGTACGCCACCCTTGCCACTCGTCGTGGCCGCCGACATTCGGATGGACGCCAAAGCCGGATCGTTCATACTCGATAGACTGGCGCCGACAACGGGGTTACCGGTCGATCCGATGATGCAGGACGGTGCGGTTTTACGCAAGTACTCCTTGAGTTTCGATCCCGTGGCATTGACTATCACGATATCCTTTATCTCGGTGTTTACCTCACCGCTCACCGTCACGCTGGCTTTAAGCGATACGATCCCCGCCTCGGTGATACCCTCCATCACCTTTGCCATGCGCTCGCCGTGTTGCGCGGTATATTCCTGGTTACCGTAAGTCGTGCCCGGCGTACCCGACGAATCGTTCGCCGAGACTATGCCAAAGTTGTTTTGCGACATAGACGAGAGTAACGCGTTCTGTGGGTCAAAAGCGGAAGCCGACTTATCGTACACGAATACCCGCAGGATCGTGCGCGTCTCGTCGGTGAGCATATTCTCGGTGTTCTCCGGATCGGGTGCCGAGACGGGGACGCACTCGAACGCAACTTGTAACTGTGGCTTTCGAAATTCCACCGGATGACCCGTGGGATAAGCTTTCGTAAGTAAGTCTTGCCTTTTGCTCGTTAGGGCGCTAGGTTCTTTCTGGAGGGACTCCTTTATCACCAAGTTGCCGTCTTCGTCGGGTTCGTACATATCATCGAGACCGTACACCTTCGATACTGACTCGTTCATGATAAATTCAGAGTTCACAAAATTGATAAAAGCGTTGAGGCTCATACTTAGCGTCGGTCCGGACTTCACCTTGTACGCGTCGTTGAATGCGCTTATTTGGATAGGAAACTGCGCGATGTTGTGATGTCGAACAAAACCTGCGAGTCGATTGAACGAGTAAAACACGAATTGAACTTCGTCGAACTGACCAGACATTTGAAGTGGTTTCCCCACGTACGTCATCAAGAGCTTGCCCAACGAAACGTAGTCCGTCCCCATCTTACCTGATTCCGAAGGTTGCGGGATGTTAGGACCATCTTCCCCTATCGCCGTAAAGGGAAATTGGGCTGCGAAGGCATCGACGCCGTTTGAGAGAACGACCTTCTTGCGCGCCAGCGCCGTGTTAGCGTTGTTCGAGATCTCCTGGATCATGCCATCCTCGCCGTTGGTGCCGAATATATCCTGCAACTTTTTTGCCACCGCGTTCAATCCGGCACCCGCGGTGACTTTTTTGTTGTCCTCTATGAACTTCGCGATCTCGCTTAGCGTGTCCTGGGAGACCCTAAGCGCCGCGGAAGACGACGATCCCGCGGCTAGCGCCGTTCGACCGCTAACATCCTCGATGACGGATCCTGCGCCGTCGAGTTCTTTGGTCAATGTGGCGAGCTCCGCAGTTAGCTTCTGTAAAGCTGGCATCAAGCTTGCAGACCCCTCCCCGTTCGTGGTGACCTCCGTGTAAAGTTCCGTCGATCCCTTCATGGCGAGTTTCACATCGACGTCGACCTGTCCGTCTTCGGTAAACGTGAAACTCGAGTTTATGATTCGATACTTTTCCTTGCACCGTAGTGAGTGGATAAAATCTCCGATGGGATTGGTTCCGGGTGCATTTACCGCGTCCGGATGGGACCAACCGTACTCCACGCGTAATTCCGTTCCGCCGTATAGGTCGGGCTTTACCATCGGCGCGATCTGCGCGAGGCGACTACGATCGTGTAATGTTAGCTTGAGCTTCGCGGTCTTGTATGCGTTCATCCCGTACGACGGTTGAACGTTAACGCTAAAACTCTTGAGCGTCATGAAAGGACGAAACTTATCGAGGATCGCGTGTCCGGAATGATCGTCTTCCGTCCCTCCGGGGGGATCGAAGTACTCCTCGTTCGCGTTCACAAGCGTTTGCGGCGACGTGAAGAGCTCCATGCCAGCTGCAGTGACCGCACCGACCTCGGCCACCTGATCGTTCCCTAACGCTTCACCGATTATTTCCGAAGGTAGGGCGTTGGCCATGGACTTTCCCAAGTCGGTCTCTATCGCCGAGTTCGGGGATAAAAATAAGTGTTGGCTCATCGTAAGAGGCGTCGCGTCGCCACCTAAGGGTTTACCCGATGAGATCACGAGCATGTCGAAATAAGGCACGCAACGCGACCATTCGACGTTAGGAATCGCGTTAAAGAAAATGTCTAGGACATCCGTATCACGGGATGAAAAAGCTAATTCGATCGGGAAAATCTGAAACGCCACGAGACCGGGTTTGGATTTTACTGGTTTCTCGTCTGCGGGAACGAAGGGCGCTGCTGCGGTACCCAACATATCGCTCGTCTTCTTGGGGCACGCGAAATCGCCATCGTACTCCGCGCAAATACCGATGGCGCGTTGTAACGATTCCTTGTCGACGGCGTCTGTCGCTAACTCCTCCAACGCCGCGATTATCGTCGTCGACGACGCGCCACCCGAGTTCGACCTTTGAAGTAATGGTAAAACTTGGTCGCTTAGCGCCCTAAGGGCTTCCGCCATCTGTCGCTTGTCCTCCATTCCCTCCTCCGCAAACGAGGGCACCACGCTACCGTGACCTCCGAAAAAGTATGCGAGGCTCCCGAGTCTAGCGTATTGATTGATCGGTTCCGACATCTAGTTACCCCGTGATTGCTTTCACTTCCGAAAGTTTAACCGGTATTGAAAGAGACGTGCCTGGTGGTGTCTGCAAACCCCAACCAATCCCACTACACGCGGCGATGATCCACCACATCCGAGCGTCGCCTAGTTCTTCTCCAGCGATTACGTCGAGACGTTCGCCCGCCTTAACGACGCGAACTCTCAAGCGTAGTCGACCTGCCTTGACCGCGGCGATAAGTGCCCGGGCGGCTTGTGGGGTCGCAAGCATTCTGCCACCCT